GGGTGGCTAAACGCGCTCTCGACGCCGATTATGAGCCCACGCAAGAAGAATTGGAGTTGGGCATGGAAAAAACTAGCGAATCTACTGGGCTGATCTTTATCACATTGATGGTATTTAAGAAGCCTAAAGTAATCGAGCCTACTCGCGGTGTTACGCGTGGTGTTACGCGTGGTGTTACTCGTGGAGGCGATCAGATGGAAAGTGATGCAGCGCGCTTTGGTTACGGCAATAAGGCCAGTAGCTCTTCAAAGGTAAGTAACTTTGAATATGCAGAGAATACTGAACGCTATGTATTGCCTGTAAGGTTGCGAATTAATAAAAAATCTGAAAAAAGCGATATTAATTGCTCGCAACACCTAAAGGGGGCTAATCTAAATGCTCTGAAACGCCAGACGATGGCTGTACCTTTCTAGACACTCTTGTGTGACCTTCTATATATTATGTAAAAATTGATATATATTTTTTAATTCTATTTAATAGAACACTTACTATGAATTCTCCTCAAAATATTAAAAATACTGCCAAAATTACTTATGATATTTCCAGCATTATAATGAGAAATCGTGCTATTATGATGGTTAAATCATTAAAAGAAAAACAAAATAAACAACGTGAAAAAGAATATAAAAAAGCAAAAATGCACACTATGAGTAATAAATTTTGTATTGGGTTTTGTGAAAATCCTTTAAATTGTTCTTGTTTTATTAACAATTCAATTTAGAACTTTCTTATGAACTGTTTCAATTGCTCCTTCAATCCACGCTTGTCTATCACAATAAGTTTCTCCCAAAATATAAATACCTTTTTTAAGATATATATTATCAAATTGTTTTTGCATTTTTTTTGAATTTGTACCTGGATTCCACATATGGTCCCCTGCATCCCAATAATGCATAGTAATCCAGTCTGGCTCTTTTATTTTTTTATCTGGAAACATTTCATTCAACAATTTCTTGATTTGCTTTTTAACTTCTTTTTTACTTTTAATAGAATTCCAAAAATCTGCATTATAACTATCCGAGTAACTTATTTGTATTAGTCCTTTTTCATAATCAATCGGTATAATAAACTGCAATTTATTATCTGTCATTATTTTCGGCATATCTTTAAACCACACATCTTTAAATTGAGCATATATTCGCAAAAGTCTACCATCACTTACGCTATTAAATAGATTTTTGTATCTTTTAAAATATTCTAGATTAGTATAATCTTTTCTTTTAATAGTAAAATATATTTTATCATATTTATATTTTTTATTATGTATTACGAATGATTTGTCGACATCATTAATCTCAGTCATATTCGCTTTTAGCATTATCTTAACATTATTCGATTTAAGATATTTATAAAGTACATCACATAGTACTTGTATTCCATCTTTTAATACAAAGAATTCATTTTTCTTTACATCAAAATCTTTGCGCAATGTTAAAATAGCATTATGAGCATTCATATCAAACATTTCACCGATATATCCCAATGATTTATTTAGTATTTCTACTTCATTTGTGGGCATAAATAGTGAAAAGTAATTATGTAAATTATAATTATGTTTATCTATATTTGTTTTATAGTTTATTGCGAAATCCCATAATTCTTCTAAGCTATTATACTTCGAGTTATAATATTTAAGTAACTCTTTTTCGGTCATCATTTCCCCATTGATAAAATATCCTTTATCTTTACTAATATCTATAATTTGATCTTGTAAATTAAAGTCCTTAATCAATTTCATAACATATTTATGATTTTTATTCAATCTTCCCGCACCTACAGAATACTTGAAACCCTTATTGCTATATGTGTATATGCGCCCACCTATTCTATGACGTCTATCATATATAACTATATGGTCGGGGTTAATATTTTTGATAGTTATTAGTTTGTAAGCTAAATATAATCCTGTTATTCCAGCACCAATAATAACATGTTTCATGCCTCTAAAAAATGAGTACATAATTTTGTAAAAAGTTTAAATTATTAAAAGTTTATAAAATTCATAAAAAAATAAGATTATGTACTCGTTTTTAAATTTGAAAATAATATATAATTAATACTAATATCTAATTATATAAAAATTTATTAATATTAAATAATAAATGTATTTTGAGAACGAAGTAGGTTATTTAAATCTTTTAAAAGAGACACTAAAAGAAGGTGAAATTAAAAATACTAGAAATGGTGTAGTTTATTCTAAATTTGGTTGCATGATTAAATTTAACAATATTAATAATTTTCCATTATTAACAACAAAAAAGATGTTCTTTAGAGGTATAGTTGAAGAACTTCTTTGGTTTCTAAGAGGTTCTACTAATGCCAATGAGTTAAAAGAAAAGAAAATTAATATATGGACCGGTAATTCTACACGCGAGTATCTCGATAGTGTGGGATTAACCGAATATAAAGAAGGTGAATTGGGGCCTGTTTATGGTTGGCAATGGCGCAAATTTGGTGAAGACTACTATAATCATAATACTAATGGTAAAGACCAGATTAGATATGTTTTAGAGGAATTAATGAAGCCCGATAATAGCAGACGTGCAGTACTTTCTGGGTGGAATCCTGTCGATCTCGATAAAATGGCATTGCCGCCTTGTCATATTTTATATATTTTTAATAAAACTAGCAAAGGGCTTTCTTGTCATATGACATTACGTAGCTCAGATTTATTTTTAGGTCTACCATTTAATATTGCAAGTACAGCACTTTTAACACAGATACTTGCATCAGTTTTACATATAGATATCTCAGAAGTATGTCTTTCTATTTGTGATGCTCATATTTATCAAGAACATACAGAACAATTAGATAAACAAGTTTTACTAGAACCATATAAATTGCCAAAATTAATTATAAAAAAATATCCTCCACCAATTGAATCGAGTATTGATGAAAAAATTAATTGGATTGAATCTCTTAAATACGAAGATTTCGAACTAAAAGATTATTTATCATACCCTTCTTTACCAGCTATAATGAAATAGCAACTGGGTGCCATTTGTTAAATTTATTATCAAAATTACAAATAAATGGTATTATAGTCATTGCATTCTTATCTTTAAAAGCAGTTCTCAACATTTTACTATCTTTTAATGTCTGTACTAATGCAATTCCCAGCATATTTTTCATATCTTCTTTGTCATAAACATTGTAAATATCGGGTTCGTTAGTTTTAGTTAAATACATTTTCTTATCATTTTCTGTTATACAAATATCTGATTTTATTTCAGCAATATATTTTGTATTGTTTTCTTTATTATCTATGGTTTTGAATTCGGTAATATCCTTTGTTTTTCTAACAACTTCTACTATATTTGAATCATCAAAATTGTATAATTTGGGTTTATATTTTAAATCAAATGGCCAAATATAAATACCTCTACATGTATAATTAAGCTCCTTTGTTAATAATAGTATTTCATCAATAGATTCTTTGTATAAATTGTAATACGTTTTAACTTTGAAATTGCATACATCAATGGTTTCATCTGGAGTATATTGTGTATTTAGCATTTTATATAAAATATCTAACCTTTCCGGCAATGTTTTATTTAGATAATGTCCTTCATAGCAAATAATGTCATTTATTAGAAATGTCCATGTATTATCTTTGCATTTAACCATTTCTCCATCTAACAATGTGTTTTTAAACAACTTTTTATCAAATAATCCTCTCCCAAAAATAATGCGCGGACGCTGATATCCAGGATGAATTTTCTTATCAATATAATACATGATTTCTATATCATTATATAGTGTAAAATAAAGATAATATCTATTACCATTTGATCTTAAATTAAGTAAATGATTTGATAAAATGAAATTAATATTATTATTATCCAAATTATGATGATGTCTTTGCAAAATTTTAATATTGTAATTATTATATAAATCCGATAATATTATATCTTTATGATCATTGCTCTTAATATTAAAAGCTATTCTGTTTGAAAAACTAATAATACCTTGCATTAATTTATAATAATTCCTTTATTATTATATTATCTATCATTTTTTTAAATAAAAACAATATAACACTTATTTGCGTTTTAATATATGAATACTATGAATACTTTATATTACGAATGGTTTGAAAATCCACTATATTGGTTTCAACATAATAAAATCACCGATAATTATTTATGCAACAAATATTTGAAACAGATTGAGAACACTGATAAAATTCTAGAATATAAAGAAATTTATAGTAAAGAAACATTGATTTCTTCGGTATTATTACTTGATCAAATACCGAGACATTATAAAAGATTAGGTTACGATATTGATGTTGATTATTATTCTGAAAAAGCTTGTAAATTCTCTAATTTTATATTGCAAATATACAAATCCTTATTAACTATCGACGAATTATGTTTTGTCTATTTGCCATATAGACATATTAAAGATATAGATAAAATACACGAAATCATCGATAAATTTATACTTTTATATGATAAATCTAATAGCAAAAATAAAACTAAATGCAGAAGATTTCTCAATGCGACCTTAAATAATATTTATAAAACTATAAGCAATAATTATGTTGTTAATAATTTACCTGTTAAATCGTGGTTTGAATTAAATGAAGATATTTTTCAAGTTACTAAAAAAGCAAATAATTATATTGACAATATTTCTAATATTATTAAATGTGAATTCTTTAAATTACCCAAAGATGCCAATATAATCGTATCGCTTTCAGGTGGAGTAGATAGTATAGTTGCATTGGATATTATTAGTAAATTGACGAAAAATGTAATGGCAATTCATATTAATTATAATAATCGCACAGAATCTACAGATGAATTGGATTTTGTTAATTATTATTGCAATAAATTAAAAGTTAAATTGATATATAGAACTATTACTGAAATAAAACGTAAGTCATGTCTCAATAATGGTCTTAGAGATATTTATGAAAATGTTACAAAAAAAATTAGAATGGATATGTATAGTAGATTCATAGACGCCAATACTTATGTTTTGCTAGGTCACAATAAGGACGATAGTTTCGAAAATATTATAACAAATATTATTAACAAAAATAATTATAGTAATTTATCTGGTATGGAAATATTGAAAAATATAGATAATATTAACTTTTGGCGACCAATGCTCAATATTAATAAAAAAGAAATTATCGAATATGCTAATTATAATAATATACCATATTTATTTGATAGTACACCTAAATGGTCTGTTAGAGGGAAGATTAGAGATAAATTAAAGCCTTTGATTTGCAATCTAAAAAATAGTGAAAATAATGATATAGAAGCTTTCTTCGATTTAAAAAATTATATTAAAGAAACAAATGATATTATAAATAATGTTGTTATAAATAATATTTATGATAAATTTCAAAAAGAGAATGATATTATAACAGGAATTTTAAGTATTAGCGATTTATATACATTTAGGTATAAAAGTGTTGTAAAAGCGTTATTTAATAAAATGAATATTAGCGTTTCTAATAAGACTCTCGGTGATTTTATTGAGTATGTTAATCGATTTATATTGATAAACAAGGAGAAATACTTTATACTTAATAAAAATAATAATATAACTATTAAAAATACTAATAATAATTTATATAAAAAATTTATAATAATGTAAAGTATGAGTAAAATAATTTCGGGATATGGCTTTAAAATTGCTAAAAATATAATGCCGAAAATTTCTGCAACAGAAAAAGCTGCTTTAAATTCGGGTTCTGTTTCTATAGATGGTAATATATTTAATGGTTATTTGAGTATTGATAATATAGTTAAAAAGTATAATATAAGTTTAAAAGAAGATGAAGTAAAATTTATAAATAACGAAACTAATAATTTATGTCAACTGATTGATAATAAATATGTAGATGATAATCAAAATTTACATAAAAACACTTGGGATTATATAAAAGAAAACAAATTTATGGGATTAGTAATACCAAAAAAATATAATGGTTGTGGATTTGGGGCACATGCACATTCGTTAGTAGTCGAAAAAATAGCGAGCAGAAACATTGCAACAGCAGTAAGTGTTATGGTACCTAATTCATTGGGCCCTGGTGAATTATTAAACCATTACGGAACCGAAGAGCAAAAAAATAAATATTTGCCCAAATTGGCAAATGGAGAATATATTCCATGCTTTGGATTAACTACTATGAATTCGGGTTCCGATGCTGCAGCAATGCACGATGAAGGGTTCGTAGTAGAAGAAAATGGAGTATTAGGAATACGTGTTACATTTTCAAAAAGATATATAACATTGGCTCCTGTTGCGAATTTAATAGGATTAGCATTTAAGGTTGTTGATCCTAATAAATTACTCAAAGAAGGCAAAGAAGGTATATCTGTCGCTTTATTGGATAAAGAGGAATTTAAAAATATTAGTATTGGTAATCGCCACAATCCATTAAATATTGGTTTTATGAATGGTACTATTAAAGGCAATGTTGTATTTATACCTATGTCGTGTATAATAGGAGGAGAGAAAAATTGTGGTTATGGCTGGAATATGTTAATGGAATCATTGGGAGAAGGTAGAGGAATATCATTACCAGCGATGTCTGTGGCTACTGCTAAAATGTGTACATTTGGAGTTGGAGGTTATTCGCGTATTAGAAAACAATTCAATATACCTATTGCTGAAATGGAAGGCGTTAAAGAGAAACTAGCAAAAATAGCTGAGAATAATTATAAATTAGTTGCTGCACAAAATTTATTTAATGCAATAGTAGATAATGGCGAAAAACCTCCAGTATTATCTGCTATAATGAAATACAAATGTACTGAATATGGACGTGAATCTGTTAATCATGGTATGGATATATTGGGTGGAGCAGGAATATGTAAAGGACCTATGAATTTTCTAGCTTCTAATTATATAGCAACGCCTGTGGCCATTACTGTCGAAGGTTCCAATACTTTAACACGATCATTAATAATTTTTGGACAAGGCTTAAATAGATCTCATCCACATCTATTAAATATCATAACAAGTATCGAAAATAATAACAAAGTCGATTTCCATAAACATTTTTACAATATTATTAATCACACTTTAACAAATCTCATTAAATCTTTATATTATTCTTTTTATGCAAAGATATATAGAAAGACGGATTTTCTAGATTATTATCAAGTTCATTTAAATAGACATGTGGCTAATTTTGCATTTTCTGCAAATGTCGCATTATTAATGGGTGGTAAAATTAAAACTGCCGAATATATTTCCGGTAGATATGCCGATATATTATCTGATATTTATATGTCGTATGCATGTCTATGGTTCTATAAAAAGAATGAAAATGTCAAAGATATTGATAAAATATTAGAGTATAGTTTAAACAATAATTTTAAAAATATTCAAGATAATATTATTGGAGTTGGTAACAATATGCCTATTTTTGGTATAGGTAGTATTATAAAATATATATGTTATCCTTTTGGAAAGGATTATAAAGGTAATAATGATAAATTAACTACTGCTATATCAGATTCAATTACGAAACCAAGTGAAATTAGAAAATTACTAACTGACAATATTTTTATTTCAAATGATAATAATGATAGAATAAACCAAATATCACGAGGTTTTGAATTATGCTATGATAGCGATTTGTTAATAAAAAAATTAAAAAACAATATAGAATTATCTAGCGATGATAAAATTAAAATAATAAATGCTTATAATATTAGAAAAAAAATAATAGAAGTCGACGAATATAATAACGAATTACGATAAATAATTGTTTAGTAATAATAATGCCGGAATTATTACCGAATTGAAACACCAGAGACTGCCTAAATCACTTATTTCATTTTTATAGGACATTAATAAAGAAACTATTATAGTTATAGTTACAAGACTAAATATTAATAATCCTTTATAAGTATTTTTAAATAATAAAAAGATTCCAAATACAATAATATAATATAATAACTTTAACAAATATTGTATGAATAAGTAAATATTATCTTTGATATTTAATGAATCCCATTTTAGATATATTTTATCTTTTATTTTTTGTGAACATAATAAATCATTATTATTATTTTTAACAACTACCAATACCCCAAATATTATTACTATTATTGAATATATAGTTAACAAAGCATATAAGGTTTTTTTTGATAATATAGTGGTATTAAATATAATTGCTCCCAATATTAATGATATAGGTTGTATAACTAATATTGTTCTACCAATTATGGTAGCGTAATGATTAATATTTTTACTACAATCATAATCATGCCACATAAAATATTCCGCCAATTGTATATGAATATAAACAAATGCAAAAAATGCGAAATGTTTATCGTAATTGTCGCCATAATTATATAATATAATAGCGGATATAATACCAACAGAATATGCTAATATAGAAGATGATTTATTATAACACATTTATAAATAATCAAGAGAAAAAACTAATAATTAGCTTGTAAATCATAAAAAATATTCTAAAATACACAAATTTATTTTCAACATATTGATGGAAAACGCAGATAATATTCGATAATAGTATAATTAATTAAGCGGCTGTATTGTAATCTATTATTTTTTAGCTCATTTAATTTATATTTAACTATTTTGTTATTAAGTGGTACTAGATGGTTTTTGTATTTATTTGTTAAAATATTATTCTTGATATTATATTTTGGCTGTAATATAATATTAAATTGTGAAAAAGCACTAGCAAATGTTAATATCAGCAATATAAAAAAATATTTAACCATTACTATCATAAACCCATATTAGTAATATATAATTTATCTTTAAATATTTAAAAATGAGTACATAATCTTTATTATCTCTCTCTAATTTAAAAGTTTATAAAATCCAAATAAAAATAAAATTATGTACTCATTTTATTCATTAAATCTTTCTGATAATTTTAATGATTTACTGGAATCTTTTAAAGTACATAATGGTATATTAGCAATCGGCAAATCATCCTTATGGGGTTTCGATGAATAATCAAATATTTGATTATAATCGTAATTTGGATCAGTATTCTCTACCAAATCTGTAGTATAAACTTTGTCTAATTCAGTATCAAAAGTGCGATGATCTTTTGTTTTAATATCATTTAATCTAATTATTTCATTGCTAAAGTTAACATTATTAATTTCATCCTTAGAGCTATGTAAAGATATATTACTTTTATTGATTAAATTTAAATCATTTTTATTTGGCAATATGTCAACCGGTTCATCATATAAATTAACTAATTTTGGAGGACATCTTACCTTTATCTCATGTTCACTATATGACTTTTCTGGCAATTTTTTAACAGGTTTTTCAAGTTCTGGTGCTTTTTTATATTCATTATTTGCAATTGCCATATAATAAAAAAATACTATAAAACCTAGCAAAAATATAATACATATTATTTCAATATAATAGACTTCTTTATCACTCATGTTACTATATTAGAACATTATTTTAATCATCGTCTTCAATAAATTTTACTTTTTGTTTTACATTATCATCTTCGTTATATTCTTGATAATTTATTAGCTGATTATCTTGATAATATGTTACATTATATTTATTTGTATCATAAAATTTCATTCGTGTATATCCTTTCCTTTTAAATACAGAGAATTCGTCTAAAAGATCAATACATAGTGGAACATATTTTCGTTCTTCCGGACGTTCTCTTAAAATTCTACCAATAGATTGTTGAATATCAGAAATAGGTGATGCAAATATAATAGTATTTAATGATGGAACATTGAAACCTTCAGATGCTAGTTGATATGTCGCTAATATTATTTGTTTTTCCGCAGATGTATTTAAATCCACTTGTTTCATACCTCCAACATAATACCCATAGTCCTTATTTACTATATTTTTACTTATTATATAATCCTCAATATCCTTCAGCAAATTTCTTCTTTCACTTAATATTAATATACGTCTTTCTGGATCCTTTTTAATAATACCTTCAAGAACGCTTATAATATATTCTGTTCTAGGTTTAAATTTACAGATATTATTAATCATTGCAGCTATATTCTCTTTACCATTCCACATCTGTTTTACTGCAGAATATTCTATATTTGGCTCGTAATATTTATGTATTTGCACTTCAACCTCAGTAAATTCCTTTTTCTTCATAGTATATACCGATGTTCCTATGTAATATTCAAACACCTTACGCATACCATCTTTACGATTTAATGTAGCAGATAATCCCAAAATAATTGGATTATTTAAATTTTTAAAAGCTCTAGAAAATACTTGCGCGCCAGTATGATGTACTTCATCAATAATAACAAACCCAATATCGCGAAATATCTCTTCATCGTATTCTCGCATTGCAAGTGATTGTAAAGAAGCAACTATAAAATCCTTATTGACTACATTAACCTTATTTTGTTTTATAATACCAATTTCTGCATTAGGTGCAAATACTTTAATAGTATCTAAAAATTGCTGATTTAAGAAGTCTTTGTGACTAATAAACATAGTTTTCTTTTTTAGCTGACATGCTATATATAAACTCATAATGGTTTTGCCGTAACCACATGGAACAGAAATAATTCCACCCATTTTTAAAGGATCTTTTGCAGCTTCTAGAAATTTATTTACAGGCTCCAATTGATAATCTCTGAGTTTACCTTTGAATTCAACAGCAATATCAGACCCGTGTGTTATTTTATTTGTTTTTGGCAATCCAATTTTCGTCAATCCATAATATCTTGGTACATACAATCTACTTTCAGTTTCTTTATATAACAAGAAGGTATTATCATTATTATCTTTGACACCCATATTAAAATTTACTTTGGGTTTCATCGTTAAATCTGTTTTTATTTTTACCAATTCATCAGCATTTACAGAAGCTTTTAATATACTATAGCCTTTATTTGACAACATATATCAATTACATTAATATTACCATGTCATTTTTTTATATGAATTATAGTAGAATACTAATAATAAATGATTGAAGATTCATTTAGAATATTAGCTATTATAATTATGTTTATAGTGATGTTGCTTGACAAAATACCATTTAGCAATATGTTTAAAAATTCGGTAATGCAAATATACTTAGCTATATTTTGTATATTTATATTAATGGTTTTTGATAATATAACAGGGTTTATATTAACATTATCATTATTGATTATCTATTTTAGAGTTTATACTATTGAAATGAAAAAAATAGAAAATATGAAAGAACAAAAAGATGTAGATAAAGAACCTTTACCCGTTGACAAAAAAGTTTGTACAAGTGGCAAATGCTCCATTGGAGTTGACGCGCCATCCACACAATCAAATATTGTTAAAAAAGCTAATAATGTTAATAATTTCGCGATTGACCCATCTGGTTTCCAACCATACATTACAAAAGAACATTTAATTGCAGCTCAAACAAATATTTTCAATGACAATATACTTGATAATGAAGTCGGCAACATATCTAATGAATATAATTTCGCTAGACCATTATATAAAGCACAAGGATTAAATAATGATAATTTGCATTTAGAAGGTTACGATTATAATAATAGCTATTTAGGAGATATGGAATGTTATACTTTAAATAAATTATCTTTTTGATAATTAGATTAAATGCAGCATAAAGAGTATTTTATATCACAAGACGAAAATAATCGAATAGTAGAAGATACTTTTATAATTATAGCATATATATTTGTATGTTTAATAATAGTAGTTTCTTTACTATGGAGTTATACTATAGTTGATAATATAGAATTATTTATCTCTATATATTCGTTGACATTCATTATATTTAGCTTGATAATAATATCAATCATAGTTATAAATAAAGATGAATACAACAAAACATCATATATGATATTATTTAATTCTAGTATATTTGTAATATTTTTGTCTTTTTTCGTAGGTATATATTTTGCTTATAAATATTTTTTTAGAGCATCAGTAAAAATAAACAAGGAGCAGTTGATTAATTATTCATATAAATATTAAATATAATTAAAGAACATTAATAAGTATAATATTATAAATAATGCAAATGCCTTTACTAATATATCATTAGCAATAGCTATATCTACCATATTTTCTGGCAATTTTTCATAAAACATATTCATAGTACCTGTATTATGAACAAGTAAAACTAATATTATTATAGTTAAATTCTTTTTTACGAGATCCATATCAATATTTAATATGGATTTCTCTTTGTTAGTTTCCACTGGATAATTATCGTATACATTATATTGTTGGCGTGGTCTATGATGTATTGGGTATGGTGGATCCATAGTTGCAAATTCAGCAGTATCTTCTTCATAATCAGGAATCATATTGCTTTCTTTTGGATTTGGTTGTGCAGTTTCCCGGAAATCTTTTAAAACATCTTGAACTATTGGATCATTTATATCATTATTCTCAGTAGTTTTAGAAGAATTAGATACAGGTAGAGTCGCTGTTGGTGTTGACATCGTGAATTCTATTGATATATTATATTTTGATTATTCATATTAAAACGCAATTTAAATTAGTATAGTTGGCAAATCACTATATGTATATGTATTATTCTTAAGTATATCTAGTTCACTAATATTATAAAATATTTCTAGCATTATTTCTTTATACATCTACCTGTTTTAGGATTACATTTTTTACCTTTATCATCACATTCCTTTTTCTTTGCATCTGTACATTTATCGACCTCTTCTTTCACCTCTTCTTTCACCTCTTCTTTCACCTCTTCTTTCATCTCTTCTTTCACATCTTCTTTCACCTCTTCTTTCACATCTTCTTTCACATCTTCTTTCACATCTTCTTTCACATCTTCTTTCACATCTTCTTTCACATCTTCTTTCACCTCTTCTTTCACCTCTTCTTTCACATCTTCTTTCACCTCTTCTTTCACCTCTTCTTTCACCTCTTCTTTCACATCTTCTTTCACCTCTTCTTTCACTTCCTGAGGCTTTTTGTAATTTTTATTTTTCTTGCATTTACCCGTTTCAAGATCACGTATTTGATCTTCTTTACATTTTTTAACACATAATCCTGTTTTCGGATTAACTTCTTTACCTTCTGGACAAACTTTAACAGGTTTAATGACAGCAGCCTCAGGTTTATAGTTTAATCCATTATCAGCTTTTTTAGTTGGAACTTTAGTAAGCGGCTCATTTACATTTATATTTTCATAGGAATATAATTCTTTAATATCGTTAAATTTCAGAGGTCTTAGCTTTAAATAATTATGTAAAGCTGTTTTAGTTTTTTCCGATTTCATTATTTCTCGCAATTGCAATTTATCATTTAAATAATTATCATACTCGATATTTTGAACAACCCTTTTATTTTCATAATTTTCATAGTATTTTTCTTTTTTTAATTCTAGTATTCTATCTTTATCGTTTTTGTATTCAAAAAATTTTTTGATATTACTTTTAAATTCATCACTATCAATTTCATTAGTATTATTTGTTATATCTATTATATTTTTCTCAATAATTCTTAATATTTCCATTTACTAATAATAAGGATAAAAATAATAACTATGGTAATATAATATCTTCAAACATACTTTTATAGAATGTTTGTAAACTTTCCGCTGGTTTCATTTGATCTTCATATATACTTCTAGGAACATATTTTACTAATACTTTATCTTTTTTGCATATTTTTTTGTTACTATAATACCCTTGTATTACTAACAAACAACCTACAAATAATACAAATATAGCAATTGCTTTCATATTATTAAATATAACTCTAAATAAAAGATTTATTTAATTTATTGATTTTTTCTTTCAGACCATACATCAACATTTTCGATACTTTCCTTAATACTAGACAATTCTACATTTCCATCATCTACTATATCATTATTTAAAGTGTCGGTAGGTGTTTGTGAAGCAGATACTGCAGGATTAGCAATAACATTGTTTTTACGAGTTTCAAAAATTACATCCTTGTCATCCATATTTTGCTTATACTCTTTCATTAATGTATTAAGTTGAGTATTCGAATATTCAATGTCGTTAATAAATTCGGGATCGGGAGACCATGCACACCAACAACCTACTTCAGCAACATAAATATGAAATTTATCACCGAGTTTTTTGAGGAATTCACTACGATTCCTGGCTTCGTCGATAGTATCAAATGTACCTCTTACTTTTACACCTCTGATAGAGGTTATACCATGATTTTCACTATTATATTTAGCTTCTAGTTCTTCACCATGAACCGACTTGAAAAACTTGAGTTGATCATTAAGATCATTGACATCGAAAATGTATTTATGCGTATCATATAAACTATCAATAGTGGAGTTAGAATCAGGATATTTCTCTTTAATAGATTTAAACAATTCATCAACATTTTTTGAAAAACTTTCTAAAAATTTGTTAAAATACATTATTTCCTTGTTTACTATAACATCTTCCGGACTTACAAATGAAAGCAAAACGTATTTTTGTCCACGAATTGGTTTATCTTCATCTAAATGGTCTTCAACTTTGATATCTACAAGTTCTCTTTTTTTATTATCAGTTGTTGTCATTATTTATAATTACTAATAGTTTGATAATCTTATATATATTTTTAAATGTAATATAAAATTAGATATGGAAAAAGAATATAAAATAGATTATTACGAAGCCGGAACACGATTATTTAAATATTTACTAGAAGGTTTCATTGTTGGATTTATAGCAATAATATTGCCAAAAAATAAATTAGAATGGAATGAAATATGGATAATTGGTTTAACTGCAGCATGCGTATTTTCAATATTAGATTTATTATCCCCAACTATATCTAATAGTGCAAGACAAGGTATTGGTCTTGGTGCAGGTTTTAGTTTAATAGGTTTTCCAATAGGTCTCTAAAGAGATGGGATAATTTCATAATTTAGATCGATACATATTTTTTTCCATATTTGATCTTGGACATAAAGTTTTTCGCGACTTTTTAATAGCGGAAAATACTTCAAATATTCTTTTAATCCTAATATTTGAAAAAATTTATATAATACATAACTATATGATAAAAAGTTTTTTCTATCTTTTGGACAATGTTTCAAAAATGGTGCTTGTATACTTCTAAACATATTACATAATTTTTCTTCTAATTCTGGACTAAATTGTGGAGTGGGGATTCCGTTGATTCTATTAATTATATAATTTATATGTTCGTAATATTTATTAATACGTAGTCGCTTGAGAATGTCACGCATTTTTGAATAAGTTATAGTTTTCAAGTCGACTATTTTTTCCTTTTTAATTTCTGTTAAAATCTTTTCAAATATTTCGTCGGGAATATCTGTGCTTTCTTTTCCTTGAACTTGATTACACCATTCTCTAAAATGATTTATTCTTTTGTAACAAAAATGCGACGTATCTTTAGTATTTTGCTTTAATATAGGTCTATTTTGTTCAACAAGTAACAATTCTTGGTATCCGCATAAATTACATATCATAATAGCATCTTGTTGTAAACAAAGCATTTGATTGTTACATCTTTTACATATTTCTATATTATCATCTTCGACATTTCTAACATATTTTTTATCAATTATTGACATATATTTATCGACTAATGCACTTTTGTCTTGTGAAAGCAATTTATCACCTAGCACTTCGTTATATTCTTTACTTTCATTGTGTTCTATATTATTAAGCGCATCTAATACATTAATAGTAGCCTTTATATTAGCATTTTTCTTTTTTTTGGACTCACTTTTAAGAACTCGAGATTGTTTTAAAGTCGGTAAATCAACAGAAGATTTTATAATATTATTGTTAGAAAAATTATTTATTTCCGATTGTTTATCAACAGTATCATAATATTGAAACAGAATGTAACTAGTATTTTTGTAATATTCTACTTCATCAAAATTATTTAATTCATTAATCTTATTTTTTACATCTATTATTTTCTCGCGTAAATTAATATTACTTGTCCATAATACATTTAAAGTTTCCTTATCCGCTAATTCATTTTCAATAATATTCAAAATATAGTTAGAGTCACTTTCATATAATTCTAACAATTCTTTTTGATTTTGTAATTCCTTATCAATATTTTCAAAATTTTTAATCATATTATTATGCATCGCATCAAGTGTAAAAGTATCATTATTATCTATATTTAATTTTTTTTTTGATGATTTTTCTTTAAACATCATATATAATACAATAATTTAAAATAAGTTTTATATGTGTTAATAGTTTTTTATTCGTATAGTAATTTATATTTTTTTCTCCTATAATAGTATAAAGAATATAGCGTAAATGGGTGGTGGTCTTCTTCAACTAGTAGCTTATGGTGCTCAGGATGTTTATTTAACTGGTAATCCTCAAATTACCTTTTTCAAAGTTGTATATCGTCGTCATACTAACTTCGCTGTTGAAGCTATACAACAAACTTTCAATGGAAATCCAGGTTACGGAAACACAGTAACATGCCAAATATCCCGCAATGGCGACTTAATTAATCGCGCGTATCTCCAAGTAACATTAGGTGATCGAGGTGCTGGTGCTACTGCTGGTACTGATGAATATGTAAATTATATTGGTCTTCGTTTACTCAAAAATGTAGTTCTTGAAATTGGTGGTCAACAAATTGATAAACATTATTCTGATTGGATGTACATTTGGAATGAATTATCTTTACCCGAAGGTAAAAGTTACGGATATAAAAAAATGGTAGGTGCCAATGCGAAAGAAAAAGATACATTATATATACCATTAGAATTTTGGTTCTGTCGCAATATCGGTTTAGCTCTTCCTTTAATCGCTTTACAATATCATGAAGTTAAGATTAAAATAGAATTCGAAACTAGAAAAAATTGTACTATTGGTACAGATACACATTTTGGAGAATTAAAAGATGTCTCTTTATGGGTAGATTATATATTCCTCGATACTGATGAGCGCAGACGTTTCGCCCAATTATCCCACGAATATTTAATAGAACAATTACAATTTACTGGTACTGAAAATTTATCAAGTGGAAGCAATCGCATCAAATTAAATTTCAATCATCCTTGCAAAGAATTAGTGTGGGTTGCCAAAACCTCCAATACTTCTGCAGGAAGGGAATGGTATAATTATACAACTACTCCGAATATTGCACCAAATGGTAATCCTTTCACTGATGCTATATTACAATTAAACGGCAATGATCGTTTCGCGGTTCGCAAAGGTTCATATTTCAATTTAGTACAACCATATCAACATCATACTAATATTCCTTCAAATCCAGGTATCAATGTATATTCCTTTGCTCTCAAACCAGAAGATCATCAACCAAGTGGTACATTAAATATGTCTCGTATTGACACGGCAACTTTAATGGTAACTACTGATGATCTTACAGGGGGGGCGACTTACTCTGGTATAAATATATATGCAGTAAATTATAACGTATTACGTATATTATCTGGTATGGGAGGTCTCGCTTATTCCAATTAAATTAATATTATTTATTTTTATTATTTATATAATAGTTAATATGTGTATAATAATATTCTTTTTTTTTTCTCCTATAATAGTATAAAGAATATAGCGTAAATGGGTGGTGGTCTTCTTCAACTAGTAGCTTATGGTGCTCAGGATGTTTATTTAACCGGTAATCCTCAAATTACCTTTTTCAAAGTTGTATATCGTCGTCATACTAACTTCGCTATTGAAGCTATACAACAAACTTTTAACGGAAATCCAAATTTCGGCAATCGTGTAACTTGCCAAATATCTCGTAACGGCGATTTAATTCATAGAATGTATTTAGTTGTTGAAACAGGTACTTTAGAAACTGCTGTTAAATATTTTGGTTTACGTTTAATCGATTATGTTGAACTAGAAATTGGTGGTCAAAAAATAGACAAACAATATTCCCACTGGATGTATATCTGGAATGAATTATCATTGCCTAAGGGCAAACAAGCTGGTTATAAAAATATGGTTGGTGGAAATGGTAATACTATATCTGACCAAACCTTATATATACCACTTGAATTTTGGTTCTGTCGCAATGTAGGTTTAGCTCTTCCTTTAATTGCTTTACAATATCACGAAGTTAAAGTTAATATTCAATTAGAAACTGGTGAAAAATGCTCGACAGGCACCGCATTAACATCAGAAGCCTTAAAATCTGTTAGTTTATGGGTAGATTACATATTCCTCGATACTGACGAGCGCAGACGTTTTGCCCAATTATCGCACGAATATTTAATCGAACAATTACAATTTACTGGTTCTGATGACATAACCCCATCGTCTTCTAATGTAAATACTAAAACTAAATTATCTTTCAATCACCCTTGCAAAGAATTATATTGGTTTGTTACACATGCACATGCATCGGACCAAGGTGTTACTAATACAAATTGGTTTAACTATTCTACTACACCAGCGACTGCTGCTGGTGAAGTAGAAGAGCAATTCTTAGCTAGTAATGGTGATGTAGATTCTAATAATCCTATAACTTCTGCTAAATTAGTACTAAATGGAAACGATCGTTTCTCTGAACGCCCTGGTTCGTATTTCAATTTAATTCAACCATATCAACATCACGAGAATATCCCTAAAAATGCGGGAATTAATGTATATTCTTTCGCTGTTAAACCAGAAGAACATCAACCAAGTGGTTCGTTAAATATGTCACGCATTGATACTGCAACATTAAATGTAAATGCTAATACAACTGGTTTAGCAAATACTAAATTAAACGTATATGCGGTAAATTACAATGTATTACGTATATTATCTGGTATGGGAGGTCTCGCTTATTCCAATTAAATTAATATTATTTATTTTTATTATTTATATAATAGTTAATATGTGTATAATAATATTCTTTTTTTTTTCTCCTATAATAGTATAAAGAATATAGCGTAAATGGGTGGTGGTCTTCTTCAACTAGTAGCTTATGGTGCTCAGGATGTTTATTTAACCGGTAATCCTCAAATTACCTTTTTCAAAGTTGTATATCGTCGTCATACTAACTTCGCTATTGAAGCTATACAACAAACTCCAACTGGAAGTAATAGTTTAGGTTCGAGAGCTAGTTTCCAAATTACTCGTAATGGTGATTTAATACATCGTGTATATTTTAATGCTAAATTAAAAAATACAAATACTAGTAGTGATGTTACAGCTCTAAAAAAACAAAATCTAGCACTTGTTCCTAACTTTGGTCAAAAATTACTCAAAAGTGTAGAATTAGAAATTGGTGGTCAACGTATTGATAAACACTACTCAGAATGGTTATATATTTGGAACGAATTATCATTACCTGTAGGCAAAACTGATGGATATCATAATATGGTTGGCGCAAATTCTGTAAATTTATGTACTAAACTTGGCCCTGACAAAGAATATGAAGTATATGTTCCATTAGAATTTTGGTTTTGCCGTAACGTAGGTTTAGCTCTTCCACTAATTGCATTACAATACCACGAAGTTAAAATTAATGTAGAATATGAATCACAAGCTAAGTTAATTGATACTGGTGAATTTAATTTAACAGCTGAAGAAACATTAACAACTACTCGCACAGGAGCGACAGCAAATACATTTTGCTCTAATGGTAATAAATTATTACCAAGTGCGACTGATACTGCTGCCCCTTACACAATAGATGTTTCAGGCCAGCCAACTGCTTTTGAAGTTTATTCTCAAGACGAAAGCAAACTCAAATTAATTGATGCTAATTTATGGGTAGATTACATATTCCTCGATACAGATGAGCGTAGACGTTTTGCCCAATTATCCCACGAATATTTAATCGAACAATTACAATTCACTGGCACCGACACATTAACCGGATCAACTAACCCCGATTCTATGAAATCTGTAAGACTTAACTTTAATCATCCTTGCAAAGAACTAGTATGGGTTATTAATGACGATGATGCATTTTGGAACAACTTTTCTGATAATAAAGTTAATACTACAGCCTCACAAGATGATTCATTCTTTAATAATAATTATGATATATCCAGCAATCCTGTACATAAAGCCAAAATTATGCTCAATGGTAATGATCGTTTTGCTGCTCGTAGTGGTGATTACTTCAGTGTAGTACAGCCATATCAACATCACGAAAATACTCCCAACCAGCAGCACTCGGGTATCAATGTATATTCGTTTGCTCTTAAACCAGAAGAACATCAACCAAGTGGCACATTAAACATGTCTCGTATTGATACTGCAGTATTACAAGTATCTTCTAGTATAACAGGTACTATACACGTGTATGCTTTAAGCTATAATGTATTACGCATTTTATCTGGTATGGGTGGTCTTGCATATTCCAATTAAAAAAATAAATTATTTTTATCAATATTTAATATTTAACCAATTAGTAATATCTTCATCGTTCAAATTTAATTTATCTTCAATTAGTTTCATGATATCAAATAACTTTCGCGAAAGCATATAACATAATTCATGTATATAATTATTTAACCCAATATTTCTTTCATTATAACAATAATCAATTTTATTATAAAGTATATCTATACTTTCATTATTGAGTTTTTTTATATAGATGACTAACCTTTCTTCATATACAGGCATTTTTTCGTCTCTATAGTTTAATATATGTGGTCTCAATATTTTTAATATATAAGATTCTACCATATCACAATTATAATTATTAATTTTATTTTTCAGCAAATATTTGAAATTACTTATATCATTTACTATCTTATGACAATCTTTAGATGTTTCTGCTAATTTTTTAAGGGTTCCAAAATCATTATTCAAATATTTGATAATTTCTCCATTGAAATCAGCGCAAAATATAGTTTTCATATTTAATGATAATAAATACTTATATTTTATATTATCATTTTTTATAAAAATTGAATATTATCTATTAATTTATTAAATTATGAGAATGAAATGTAACATTTGTAATAGAAAACTAAACTATACTGAAGAATTAACAAATAAATGTAAATGTGGAAACCACTATTGTAAAAAACATTTATTCTTTACAGACCACGAATGTACGTTTGATTATATTATAGATTATAAAGAAAAAGCAACCAGTAATATAGTAGATTTAACAAATAAAGTTATTAAAATTTGAGTACATAATCTTTTAAATTCTTTGAAAATATAAAATTTAAAAAATTAAAGATATTATGAAGATTATGTACTCAAAAATAAAGGTTTATATTTTTCAATATCTGACATAATAACAGATAGTAATATAGTATATTTATAATAATTAAAGTAATAGTTTAATTCATTGGTTATAGTATTATTAATATAAATAAATAGTGGAATTATTAGCAACCATAATAAATAACTATTAACTTTATATTTAATACGAAGAGTATAAGATAATATTGAAAAAAATCCTAAAGAGATATATGCTATATTATTTGGAAAAAATATACTATAATAATATGTTGGTATTGCCAATGCTAATGTATATATAATATGATAATATTTAGAATTACATTTACCCTTTCTAACTAGTGTCATTAAAAATGGAGAAAATTGTATTGCATATAGTGGTAAAAAATTATATGTAGGATTACATATACAACTATATAATGTTGCACCAAATTGTTTTTTTGCGTATTCATATTTTATCTTTTTAATATTATCTTCACTTATATTATCTGGATAAGGCATTGCATTTGTTGTTCTTGATTCTTTATCCCCGTATTTTTTTGTCACTATACCAGCTAAATAAATAGTCGAATATACTATTGTTAGTCGCGATAGTATTATTAACATAATATTATGGTTTACTTCACAAATTGATAGTATAGTTGTAAAAACATGTCTTGAAGCAAATATAATTGAATGTAATCTAAATTCGGGCCATATCATAGGTTTACTATATATTCTTTTACTCGGGACATGTATATTAAGTGATAATAATGGTAGAACTAAATGTGACAATGTTAGTATTATATCAATATGCTTGTAACTTTTAAATGGAAAACTATTATTATAAATAGCAATGTAATATAATCTAAGTATAAAGTTATATAAACATATTAAACCAAATATTGCATGAAGATGCATATAATCGTGATTTGTAAATAATTTTGCCATAGTATAAGTATAATAAAATATTGTTAAATAAAAAATTGATATTATTATAATTAATTATTATTAATAATGAACGACAAAGAACGCCAGGAATTATATCAACGTGCAGGGAATATTTTAATGGATAAATATGGGAATACTTGTTATAATAATATGCCAGAAAAATATAAATATTTATATAGTATATTTAAACCAGAGTCATGTGGAGTTAAAAGAAAACTACAATCTGAAATTTCAGATTATCAATCGACAGATTAATCATCGGAAATAATAATTGAGTCTAAATAAGGCTTGAGAATTTCGTTAACGATAAATTCGGGCTTAAACTCATCATATTCCATAAATATTTTAAGCAACTGCTCTGAAAATCCCGAAACCATTGCAGTACCATCCGTGTCACAATTAACAGGAAATGTTTCATTATTATCAGAACTAAGATTCCAGAAAACAAATTTTGGAGCAGTATATCCACTTAGTTTATATTTTCTAATTATATTTTTATAAATAGTTTCAATACCATCTCTTCCTTCCGATGCATGATTAAATTGCATATCGGTAAATACAAATAGTTTTTTTGGCATTTCCGAATCAGGAATATCATGTTTAATACCATAACTGATAATAGCTTCGCAACATTTTACAAAATCTGTGCTAAATCCATAATTAATATTAATCATCGAATTCAATGATTCGAAAAGAGTAGGTTCTTTGTATTCAAGAGTAACAAGCTCGGGTTCTTCACTAAATGTAATGAATTTATCTTTGAATTTACCATTGCAGCATTGGGACGTAAGAATACCTAGTGCAATTGCCACTTGTGCAGGAATACTGCCATTACTCGCCGAAAACATAGACCCTGAAACATCTACTATCGCCAAAGCATTATCGAAATTACCAGACTTTTTAACATTATCCAATATAGTACGCCATTGCAATTCAATAGTTTCATTTGGACCCTCTGTATCATTATATCGATTGTCAATGTAATATTTTGCCAGTTCGTGTGGCAAAATACCAGTAACTTTGATCTCTTTTTCACCATTTCTAACAGCATTAAGATATTCTGTATATCGTTGCTCATCGTTTTTCATAAATGCTTTAAGCAGTCTTTTAGAAGCAACCCCAGGAACACATTCATATTTAATATCAGACCATTTATTACTACACATAAGAGATTCTACGATATTAATTTTCTTTCGCAAAGGAGCAATAATTTCTTTGCGATATTTTTCCATACGCTTATCATCATCTAATCCATATATTTGTGTTGCTAGTCTTTTTGCCATATGCCTTCTTTTATCATTTCTATCATTTTCGCTAGGAGCCCACTTGGCACATAATGATATTTTTTTTTCATCTTTCAATAAAATTACATCATTCAACAATTTTTTAGAAAATATTTGAAGTTCATAATTTTTATTATTTACTTCCTTATTATGGTAATAAACTATATATAGCATATCCTTCCAACATCCATATTTATCTACATAGTTTGTCAAATTATCTTGATATGTTGCAAATTTGTTTCTCCTGAGCCACATCATCGCTTCATTCGCAATCTTCTTTTCTTTTTTTCCATTTACTCTATCACGGCCATTGAAAATAATCGCAATAGTTTTCTTTGGATCTTCCTTCCAGCATTTTTCAAGATAATTATAACTAATTTCTTTACTTAAATCCCTAGAGAACATCATAAAGTAATCAACTATATTACTTCCGCTCGATTTCAATGAAGTAGCGCCATTTGTTGTTTTCGTATAATCCATAGTTAATGTATTAATAAAAAAATAATCTTATATCAATTTTTATTTTGCAGCGGCAGCGGCAGCGGCAGCAAGTTTACTCGCAGATGGGGGAAAATGGTGAGAAATAAGTTTTTGAAGGATGAAGTAGTTGATTTCCTCATTCTCTTTTACGTTTAGGATTTTGCGAAGTTTTTCATCTGGAAGAATAAAACGCTTATTCTCAGGTTTGTTTAGAGTGTGTTCTTTAATATACGCGTTAATAAATCGTGTGATATCAGTACGAGATTTTTCAGTTCCACGTGGCTCACCAATAAAATCACAAAGTTCATCGGAGATTTTATTTGGTTTCGCAAAGCCAGATGGCGAATTCTTGGCGTTTTGACGTTTCTTTTGAACCTTTTCAATAATTTTTTGTTGCTTTTCGTATTCCTTGCTTAGCACTTTAACAAGTCCTTGAAGTTCTTTGCCCATAGTAACAAATGCATTTACCTTTTCTACTATGTTAGAAAGTACATTCTCTTGAGGAGCAGCTGGTTGATCAGGCTTTACTACTTCAACAACTTTTTCTACAACTGGAGTAGGTGTTACTACTTCAGCGGCTTTAATTACTTTAGCAGGGGGGGCTTTTTTAGCGGCGGGAGTAGTAGGAGTAGCGGCTTTCTTTGCGGTGGGCATTATATTCTTTTAGTTTATGGATATTTATATATTCATTTGTTTATATCATTTTTAACTCTCATAATAAAAGATTTTATAATTATTAGGATGAAAGTACAAAGAATTGGTACATATAAGACTGGTTTTAAATATTATCTTAAAAATGTCGAAATTACAGATACTGATAGAATACAAAAAATTAAGGATCTCAAAATACCACCAGCTTACTCTAATGTAACTATAGTAAATGGTAAAAAAATAATTGCATATGGTTATGATAGTAAAAATAGAAAACAAGTTATATATAATCCAAACTATATTAAAAAGCAAAATAATATTAAGTTTAATAAAATCAATAGTTTAACAAAACATTATAGTAAGCTTAAATCAAAATTAAATAAGGATGTGTCGAGTCTAGAAAATAGTAAAAATAAATTAATAGCTATTATAATATTACTTATAATAAATTGTGGCTTTAGAATTGGTAATAAAAAATACGAGAAAGAAAATAATTCATATGGCATTACTACACTTAAGAAAAAACATTTTAAAATTGAAAATGATAAATTAATTATAGATTTTATTGGAAAAAAAAACGTTAGAAATGTTTCTATCTGTAAAAACGAAGTTATTAAAAAGTTCTTTTTGTCTTTGATAGATAAACTAAATGACGAAGATTATATTTTTAAATACAATGACGTTTGTATAAATGCATGTGATGTAAATAAATATTTAGAATTATTTTCAAAAAAATATAATATGAAAATTACAACTAAGGATTTGCGGACATTAAATGCCAATACGCTATTTTTGAAATTTTTTAAAAAATATAAAAATATCAAAAAGGCAATACTATATGCTGCTAATAATTTACATAATACTTATAGTGTTTGCAAAAAAAGCTACATAGATCCTAATTTAATATTACATGCTGAAAAAGAATTAAATAAATAAAAATTGATTTTTTTATATACTATAATATAAGATTAAGATTTGCTAATAATAATATGGACATTGAAATTATTACTAAAAATTTGAAAGAAATGTTGAAAGATCGCGGAGACGATATATCATTGTTTGAAGAACACGAATTGTCTATCGATAAAGATGAATATGAAAACGATAAAAACATTATTGAATTACAAACTTCAAATACGACTATTATATTTGCCCTAACAAAAAACTTAAGAAAATTAATAATAAATGAATTAAAAACATGTGATACGGATATAGATAGTTTTATAAAAAAATATGGCAATATGAAGAATATTATACTAGTATTCAATAATGATACTATATCGCAACCATTAGTATCCCTATTAAATAAATATGATAAATTGTTTCAAAAAAATAACGGACTATTACAATACTTTCATGTACAACAACTAATGTTTAATCCTACAAAACATGAATATGTTCCTAAACACGAAAAATTAACAGAAACAGAAATTAGCGAATTAATGAAGGAATATATGATTAAAAGTAAATTATATATGCCGGTTATATTACATAGTGATCCTATAGCTAAATGGCTTGGACTAAAGCAAGGTGATATAGTAAGAATAACTAGATATAATGAAAATAGTGGTTTATCTTATTATTATAGATCTTGTTACTAGTTCGTAAATATATTTGTATTTATATATTAGAGAATAAATAAAACATATGTCAAACCCTATTGATTTATCCAGTAATGCTAAAAAATTTAAGGAATATATTGAAAACCTCGATACCAAATATATTTCTTCAACAGCTACCAAATTTAAATTTATAAATGAACTTATAAATGATAATTATGATACCACTCCTAATGTTCCCGATTATAGCGCTGGTAATGGTATATTACGTATTGATGGTAGTAACAAATTGTCTTCGCTCAAAATAGAAGACGATACATTTACAGATTTGCTAAAAACATCACTAATATTTGATGTAGCAAATATAAAAACGATTACTGCTGCTGCAACTGATGCTAGTTCTGACAATAATAGTGATACGTCTGACACTAATATATTAAAATTTGTTGATAAAGGAGGTGCTAGTATTGCTCGAGACACGTCAGGGGCAAGTCCCGCTGATATCATATATGTAAAAAATAATATTTATAAAATACTAAACATAGTTAGTTCTATAAATGTTTTAAATATATTCATCGATATATTAGAAGCTTACAAAGATGCGATAGAAAATGATACATATTTTAAAACTAGAGCTGATGTAGACGAAGTTAAACACATATTTATTGTTAATAAACATGCTAGACCTGTAGGCAAAGAAAGTAGTGATAATTCCGGGTACTATTTAAAAAACGCAACTACGGATGGGTATATGTTAGAGGGTAATACATTATTTTTATCAATTAATTCATATCAACAATCAACAGATTCATCTGCTGCATCTGGTCTAATATATAACCATTTATTTCAAGATTTAAGTAAAGTAAATACAATAAGCGGATTTCAAAGTGACCAATCAACAAGCACCGCATTTGATACTAATTTCGAAGTTAGTTCAGGAAGCCACTTATTTGATAAGACTGGAAGTGGCTATACTCTTAAAGATGTGGGTGGGGTCAAAGGTAAGATATGCGCTTATTATACTAGTGGCGCGAGCGCTCAACCAACTCATGTTGGTAGCGCGACCAACACCGTCGGCACCAACACACCAGGCGATTGCAAGATTGGTGATATTTTTAAAGTTAGAGATAAATTTTTAATTGAAACATTTATTCGTAATATTTTTGATATTGAAATATCAAAAAGAAGGGAAACTATTAATGCATTATATTTAATTTGTACTATATTAAAACAAATTTTATTATTAAGTATTTCATCTTGTAATTTACTTTTTAATAGTATTTTTAAATCCAAACCTGGAACTGGTACTTTAACATGGGCGCACGACGCGACGACATTTGCCAACGGCGGAACAAGCATTTTAAATTTACCGAAATCACTTATTGATAACTATAGTAGCGACACAATTAGTCATAAATATTATATTATTGATATTAATAAAATAAATAATGTTGAAAATATTAAAGATATTCTAAATTCGTTATATTACAATACGAGGACAGAAAATATTAAAGTTCCAACCAAGTTATTATTAGATGAATGGAAACCCGATAGTGGCACCATCGCAGCATCCCCCTCATACTCAACTACTAGAGAATACATAGAATATTCTATATGGAATACCGCTTTTCAAAGACATGAGGATTTGACACAAGAGATTGAAAGCAAATTAGACGAATTATATAAAAAAACTATAAGCAACGCCGGTATTTATACTGGTAGTGATTTCGCTATTAATACTAATACACAAGGGTTTGTAATTAAAGTAAAAAGCGAGGATGAACTAATATTACATCATCCTGATTTTTTATATGATAAAATATTTAAAAGCAATGTATATGAAACTATAAAAAGTAAAATTGAAGGAGGAACAAATCAGTTATCTCTTTATTTTAGTTTAGATGACATCAAGGGTTTAACAGATGATAGTGGTGCGGTGAATGGATCGGGTTGTTCATATACTGGTACGCCTTCCGCCTCCCCCTCTCACACAAATGTAAATGGATTTACATTTACGAATAACGCTGAAAATGACGCGTCGAATGAATTAAATGATTGCTTAGTTAATGAAAATTATAATGAATTAACTAAAGATATTAGTGATTGGGGTATAGTTATTAATAATCAAGCATTTCATATAAAAGAAATTGTAAGACATAAAGCTGCTGGCGGTAGCATGTTTATTGAAAGTATAACTATAGGAGCTAGAATAAAAACAAAAATAAAAGGATCTAATAAAAATCTACATGTACCACAATTAAAATTAGGTATGGATATAAATCGAGATACTCGAGTACCTGAATGTGGAACGCCCAATAATGCTGCCACTGATATGAAGAATAAACCTTATACTATTATTAATACAGATTTAAGCTATGAAACATCTATAGAGCAAGAATCAACGACTGCACCTAAAGATCTTACTGGTAAGTATATATTAGTTAGAGCTGGTGCCGCTAATAATCAATATAATCTAATAAAATTTGTTAAATTAAATAAATCAGATATCAAAAATAAATATAATTTAAGTAAATTAAAATTAGTAAATACCAATAATAATATAAATAATTATGAAACAAAAATCAAAAACTATAATACGTTATATGAATATAATAACAATAAAAATAGCATATTATCCAATAGCTATATTTCCTATTTAGTTATAGTATCTGTATTAATTATAGCTTTATTATTTACATATGTAAATAATACAGATAATTCAATAAAAAAATTAATTGCAATAATTTGCTTTTCAATAATAATATTATTATTTATAGTATATTTTATATTTAATACATTATATATTGAAGAAAATTTTTACGGAAGAGAAAAACTTGAAGGTGCTAGTACTTACTCTGATAACTCCGCCACAATATTAGATGATCCAGTAATTACTAAAAGTAGTGGTAACATAACTTCACATACCGAATTTGCTACTGAATCAGCTTTTATCAACGCTAAAAAAAATTATGTAGAAAATGGATTAATAAATTTTCATTATGAATTTGGTAAAATATTAACTATTAGTGGAGTTGCGATTTCTGCAGTTGGTGAAAATAAGGCTAATGAAGAATTAAGAAGAATTATTACTAAAGAAACATCATTGAGAGGTGGTATTGAAACTAAATTATCAAATATATCAAATGGAAGTACTACCGAAATAGATTTATTAAAATATGAAAGAGAAATATATGAAGTTAAAATTAAAACTATATTGATGATGGGATTATTATTTTCAGGATTATACACTATTAATTTATATACAAATGGTGTATTTGCTGAATCGCTAATATATATTGGGTTATTATTATTTATTATTATTATGTCTTATTATTTAATATATAGTTCTAATATTGTTAGAACAAGATCAAATAATATATATTGGGGCAAAATGAATATAAATAAATACAAAAATATATAAATCATAAATACTTATTAAATATTAATGGGTGAAGAAAAAGAAGCAGATATAACAACAAGTGAAGATAATTCTGACCTTGATTCAACATATAAAACTGATAAAAGTTCAAGTAATGAAAGTAATGAAAGTAATGAAAGTAATGAAAGTAATGAAAGTAGTAACGACGAAGTCGACTTTATAGATGAAGAATATAATAATGAGCCATGTGGTGGTTATTTTAATAAATATGACGAAGATGTAAGCAAACAAAAAATATTTTTGATATTAAAACCCGATAATAACAAGAAAACGAAAAGTTTAATTAAAAAGAAGAAATACGATTTTTATGAGTATTATACAAATGACGAGAAATATTATTTTGATAGTTTAACAGATGAAAAAAAAGATATAATTAAATATGCCGAGGATTCACTTAAAAATACATCATTCTCAAATGTTCCAATGCGTTTTAGAATATTAGATTTAGATATTAATGAGAGAACAAAGAAGAATATAATAACAAAATTAGATAATTTTAATAATATGTCAACATGTTCAAGTGAATATAATAAATTAAGTAATTGGTTAATGGCTTTAAATAATATACCATTTAATAAATATTATAATATACCTGTTAAGATTGAAGATGGCAATGAAAAAATATGCGGTTTTTTAAACAATATTAGAAAAAATATGGAAAATACTATATATGGACACAGAGAAGCAAAAGAACAAATAGTTAGAGTTTTAGCACAATTAATATCATTTCCTAGAGCAAATGGATATATTATAGGTATACAAGGTAGTGCAGGAGTAGGTAAAACGAAACTTATAAAAGAAGGTATATGCAATGCATTAAATTATCCTAATGCATTTATATCCTTAGGAGGTACAGACGATTCATCATTTTTAAGAGGACATTCATATACATACGAAGGGGCAACATATGGCAAAATAGCAGAATCTCTTATGAAAACAGGTATTATGAATCCCTTATTTTTGTTTGATGAGCTAGATAAAGTTTCTAATACATATAGAGGACAGGAAATAATAAATACATTAATACATATAACGGACCCTGTCCAAAATGATAAATTTAATGATAGATATTTCGAAGAAATAGATATTGATATATCGCGATCGATGATTATATTTACATATAATGACGAAGAATTAATCAATCCAATTTTAAAGGATAGAATGATAGTAATAAATGTTCCTGGATATACAAATGATGAAAAGCTAATATTAGCACAAGATTATATAGTTCCCGAAATATTAAAACAATATAATCTCAAAAAAGGCGATATAATATTTGACGAAGAACTAATAAAACATATTATTAATAATATTCAAAAAGAAGAAGGTGTTAGAAATCTTAAAAGAGCAATTAACAATATAGTTTCATGGATTAATATGATGATATATGTTCCTACGGATTCGACAAAAATTACATTACCATATAAAGTAACTATAAAATATTACGATAAATATTGTAAAACTGCGAATAATCAATCCGATTATGATAAAAACTTATTTCACTTATATTTATAATTTATATTTTTTTATATTAGATATATAATATAAATAATATATAAATGTCAATGTCAAGTTTTATTTTTTTTGGATGTTGGAATAATGTAGAATGTGATGAGGATGATAAAAAAGAATATATTATTAGAGACCTTGTTTTAAAACTTGTTAAAAAATATAATAAATATAGTAAAAAGGTAATTTACTTAGCGGGCGATAATTGGTATTCAAATAAAGTTAAAACAGATTCAGAGGAAACAAAATCAGAGGACTTAGCATATTATTTATTAGAAGTATTAAAATCCGGCTATGACAAAATTTATGATCTTAAAGCTGAGGTTCATATTTGTGCTGGAAATCATGATGTAAAAGATGATGGTGAAGAACCCAGAAATTTAAAAGATAAATGTATGATAAAAACCCAAAAAAAATATATTAAAGAATTAAATGATCTTTACGAAATAGTAAGTAGTAAAAGCCAATTACCAGAGTCTTTTGTTGCAGATACTTCTAAATCAAGTGATTTTGATATTTCTGTTGAAGATTTAAGCAAATTAGCATTAACTACTAGTTCATCATCTTCGCGTGAATTAGTTGAAAATTTTCATCCTTCACTTGAAGACTTAATGACTTATGATGGCAGAGATATATTACCAACTGAAAATAATATTATTAATATGTATGTTGACAATGTTGGAATAGTAAAAAAAGAAGATAGCTACGTTATGATAATTATTAATACAAATCGTCTTGACGATAAAACATATGTTGATAGTGTAATAAAAATATTAAATGAAAATTATGAAACTAAAAAAAAATTTGTAATGGGACATATACCATTTTATTATTTAAAAAATAATCAAATTAAAAAAAATAAAGAAATTCTAGAAACATTATTTAAAAGTATAGCTGCAAATAAATTCATTTACTTATGTGCAGACGCTCATCAATTTTCTATAATGACAATATCACTAGGTGATGAAAAATTAATACAAATAACAATGGGTACAGGAGGTGCTAGTCCTGATATAAATGATGAAACCGAAGATATAAAAGAAAAAAGTAGCAATGGTATTGGTTCTTTCAATACTATCGACGGATATACTATTAACTATAGTATAGACGAAAATACTACTATCAACTATTATTTAGTTAACGCATATGGTTATGGTATTGTATATTTGTATGATAACTATATTAAGGTTATTTATAAAAATATTAAAAGCAAGCAAGAAGATGATACGCATTATCCCGTATTAACTGAATATGTTTGTAAAATTGGTACTAGTACTGAAACTAAAGATGATAGTATATATAAGTTTGGTAATATTATAAGTATAGTAAAAGGTAAAACAAAAAAAATTACTGATTATGCTACTTTAACAAAAAATAAAAAAACATTATGTGATAAAATTAAAGCTGCAATTAAAGAAATTGAAAAGCAAAATGATAATAAACATGTTGTTAAATCAATAGAAAAAAAAGATGTATATTGTTTTGTAAAACGTAAAAAACCTAATAAAAAGTCCGGTAAAATGTCTGCTGCAAGTTCATCTGTAGCTTAAGATTATAATTCTAAATCTTCTGCAAAGTAAAATACGTAATATAACTTTTAGATAAAATTAAATAGTATGTTATATTAAGTGTTATAATATGATAGTTGTTACTATTATATCTATTATTATATTCGCAGTATTTTTTTACTATTTATTTTATAATAAAACAGAAAACTTTGAAGATAATATTAAGATAGTATTTATGGATAAACATGCTACTAAAGGTTACTTACAAAGCGATAATGATAATTATGTTAAAAATTTAACTGAATTAGATTTATATGCAAGAAAGGTTAAAACGGAAAAAGAATATATTGCAAATATATCTGAATTGGCAGATAATCTTCCTAGAAATAAAAAAGAATTTATTATTAAATGTTGTAATAATGCAGACGCGTATTTAAAAACATGCAAATTTTATAATAACTATATTAACTATAATGATATTGCAAATATTAAATGGATAATTGCATATACAAAGAATGATAAGTTAAATCAATACGAAGAAGGATTGCCTCATACGCGAGAAAATATTATATTCTTGTCTGATAATCTACTAAATTATAGCGAAAATGATTTAACAACTACTTTAACACATGAAAAAATACATATATATCAGCGTTATAACAAACCATTATTCGATAAATTAATATTGTACGAAGGTTATAAAAAAATAAACTATAAAAATAAATTTATCAGATCAAATCCCGATACAAATAAAGATATATATTTAGATAATTTAACTAATAATGTTATGGTTTGTTTGTATAGAAATAATAAACCCAATGGTATTAATGATGTTATTATGAACAATTTTTCTTTAGAACATCCTTATGAAAAATTTGCGTATGAAATAGCAAATAAATATTATAAAAATAATATATATATTAATATATAATATGGAAGAAATAATTAAACAATCACCGGAAAATTTAGATAAAGCTTTTATAGAAAACGTATTTAATAAACATGATGGTAATGTCTTAAATACATTATCGGAATTATGGGATATTTCTGAAAAAATCGAAAATATAAGTGAAGAACAATTAAAATGGCAAAAAATCAGAGATATATACGATGATATTGATAGTGAAATGTATCGTGTATTGCGAAATAATAAAAAATAATATATTGAATTAATAGATAATTATGGCAAAAAAAAGCGGGGATATTGAATTGAATAATATAGATAGTATTCCTGTTGTTAAATTTAATCAACTAAATGACATAATAAAAAGACAATATGCCGATAGAAATGCTCACAATAGATCGAGTTATATAAGTACTATGAAATATGGTCTAACAGGATCTATGTCTAGTTCTACTTTGGCAAGAAGTTTTCTCAATAATATTAATAAGGATAGAAATTTTAATAATAATATCAATATGAGCGATACATCTGTACTTTATGAAAATAGTTATAATTTGCCTATTTAAAAACATATAAATATTTATCATATTATTAATAATAGTATGAAATACATCACATTACTTTGTATTATTAATAGTGTCGTAGCTTTTGTACCTAGCTCATATAATTTCGGAAACTATGTTAAAAGTTCTAAATTATATTGCAATAAAAGTGTTTTATATAATAGTGTATTACTATTAAAAGCTTCATTAAATGAAAATAAATGGGAACCGCCAATGGGCTATATACCTAGTAGTAAAAAAAAACTAAATAAATGGGAACCTCCCGTTGGCTATGTGCCAAAAAATAAATTAATTACAGACAAAATTGACAAAGATATTGATGAATTATTCGACGAAGATGCTCTATTTAGCGATATTAAAAGAGAAACAGAATATATTAATAATAAATTTGATAAATTATTGCATGATATTGATCATATGAAAGATTCTCTTGAAAATATTAAAAAGCATAATAAAATTATTCATACTAAATCCGAATTTTATAATATGGATTAATTTATTTTTTTTATAATTATAATGAAATATATATTATCACAATTAATAAATTATAATATAATAGATTTATATATTATAAAATGGATAATCCAATAGAAAATGAAAATAATTTTAAAGAAAAATTAATAGATTTAAAAAATATAACTTTTGATTATATTATGTATTACTATTACAAATATGGTGCAATAATAGTAACTATATTATTGATAATACTTATATTTGCTATTTTAATACCATTTATAAATCTTGATTATCATGCTGATTTATGTGAAAGAATAGAAAATTTAAATAAATTATGTCTTTACAATAACAAGGATAATAACTTACCAATTAAAAATACATATTTATGGAATCTTTGTAATTATCTATATGATTACAAAGATTTAGATAAACAACTCAAAACAAAAAAACCTAATGTTATAGATAAAAATTTAAGGAAATTATATGAAATAGGTAATAAAGTTAATGTCGATGAAACTATTAAAGGCGTTTATAGTCTTGAAACTAATGAGATAGATAACAAACATAGAGTAACTCAATTGGAAACGTATTTAAAAAAAATAGAAGGTAAATTTCCTGAAATAATAACTGCAAATGACAATATAAATAAGTTAGAAGAAAAAGAGACCATTACACCAGATACCATTACACCCGCTGATGAAACATTAAAAAATGTTATAGGTGTTATAAAAAATTTATGTTCTGATGATTTGAATAAAGATACATTTGAAACTAAAATAAGTGAAATAAAAAATCAGGATTATAAATTCTTTAAAAAAAAAGATTATGATATTTTAATAAATTTTAATGATCAATATAATTTTACAAATCTAGAAGAACGCGCCACTGATGATGATTCAGATGAAGCTGATGATCCAGATGAAGCCGATGAAATAAAAAAAAAAGCAAAAAAGATTAATGATAAATCTGGAAATACAAAAGACAATTTAACAAATGTATTTAATCAAGAAAATAGAAAATTATATAATGTTTTTGATTATACATTAGATGAAGAAAAAAAATTACATGAAGAACTTGAAAGTCTTTTTTCTCTACAAAAAAAATTACAAGATACGATAAAATATCTTAAAGAATATCACGAAGCGGTTAAAAAATTAGATGAATATGTTAAAACCCTAAGCCAAAGTGGAAATCCTATCGGATCTACAACTCTTGAAAACGAACATAAGCTTGATCTAAAGACAATGTATGAAATATCAAAAGTAATATGTGATAATAAATCAGATTTGAGTTTACATGGTTTAAATGGAACTTATTGCGATAATCTTATTAAACCAGATGTTTATACTCCTGATTTTAATACTGAAAAAGAACACATTTTAAGTAATTATAGTGCTGTGAATAAGTGGTTGTTGCACAAAGAAACTTTTATTAATTTAAATATTGGACATGCTATAAGATTATTAAATGATAATTATGAATACTATAAAACTAATACTTTTGCAATATCTATTTTTGCAATAACTTTAGTAATTATAGCTTTTTTAACAGGAATTATTAATTTTGATAAATTAAAAGATAAATCAAAATATGGAACATATGGATTTCTTCTGTTTTTGTTTCTAATACTAATAGGTATTATACTTAATACTTTATATATGCAATATTCTAAATACTCGGCTGATGATGATGAAGCTGCTCGAAATTGGAAAAAATTGATTTTAGATAAAAAAGATAACACTTCAGAACAAGGTATTATTGAAGATTTTATAGCTTTTCATGGATTAACTGCGCCAGTTATTCTCGGAATTGCTATAGGCTATGGGTGGTGGAGAAAACGAAATAGACCAGAAGAATATGAAAGTATAAAGTATCTTATATTGGCAAGAGATGTATTATGGTTTATTTTATTACTAACTATTGCTTCATATGCAACACTTTATGGAATATTTAATGAAATAAAAAACTATAATGGTGGAGGTGGAGGAGGCGGAGGAGGCGGAGGAAGGAGAGGAGGTGGAGGAGGTGGAGGAGGTGGTGGAGGTGGTGAAGGAAGTGGAGGAGGTGGTGAAGGAAGTGGAGGAGGTGGGGAAAGGTTTGAAAATAAAACTATCGAAATAAAAGAAACTATTTATCAACTATATGATATTTTAAGTCCAAATAAATATAACGTATTCTTAAAACCTATTAATTTATTTGCAGTAAATAGTTTTACTATAGCTATTCTATTTGCATTATTATTATTGTTTTTATCACATTTCAATGAAGATTTTAATTTCAACACTTTTTTATTATATGGAAGTATATTAATATTTGTATTTTTTGTTATTATAGTAGTTTTCTTTGGATTATCTACAAAGAAGTTTTCAGAAATATATAGCCCAAATGATACAATTTGTTATGCATATATTATGACTATTAGAGAATTAGATTATTTAATAAATGAAGAAAATAATAACTATATTAAAAATATTTTTGAAAGCATTAATAGTGATAATATAAAAATCGATGATATTATATTAACAGACAAAATAATAAATAAAATTGAAGATTTAAAAAAAGATAATATAGTTTTAGATTATAAATATGCTGATGATAGTTTAAATTATATACCATTAACATTAACATCATTTGATGATGGTAAATTAATTACCTTGAAAAATTTACAATGCTTATATAATGATAAAAAATTAATAAAAAAAAATTACAACGATGGTAAAAATTTCAATGACAATATTGATAGAATAAAAGAAGAAATCGCAGATGTAACAAGATTTAAATATGCATATATATTTCTATTAACTATATTATTATTTATATTATCTAAATTATTTAAATATAACTTTACATATATTGCATTTTCGATAATTGCTATAATATTAATATGCTTATTTATATATAAAATACAAAACCAATTGGAGGCCTAATAAAATAATAATTAATTCTTTTTTTTCTTTATAAGTGTTAAAGTAAATTATAAACTTAAAATGAAAACATGGATTTTTGTAGTATTTGTTTGTATGATACTAATATTTATAAATGAACTAATTAATATTACGAAATCGTATTTATTAATACATTATTATAAAGACGTTGCAGATATTAACCTAAATAAAAATTGCAATGATATTTATTGCGAAGCAGAAACAGGTAGGTTTAAATTATCGAATAATGTATATGATATAATATTGCCAACTGATATTAATAACATGAAAATGTACTATTACGTTTTAGTATTTATAATGGTTTTTTTATTTATAGGATATTATGCCAAATTAATTAAAACATATGAAAAAATAGATATATTGTTTAAAAAATATGAAATATCTTCATTATTTTTAGTATTTTCTTCATATTGGTTATTCGCAGTTACATATTTCTTATTATTAATAACTATTATTATATGCATTACCATATTGTTAGTAAGAAGATATGCGCCAATAGATAAAAAAGGGTATTTGCAATTATTTAAATTAAATTATGACCAATTTATAAAAAATTATAAAATTAAAAATGCTGATATTAATCCTGATGGTATAGGAAATGTAAATACTATTTTTATAGGTTCGATTATTCCACTTATAGTCATTTTTGTTACAATAAATTTAATAAAACTAGCGCCCTTGAGTACAATCGTATCAGTTACAGAATCTGAAAGTTATAAAAAAGATAATAATCTATATAAATATTATATATCAAATTATTTATTCATTTTCGTCTTTTTAATATTTATATTTCTACTAATATTTATATGTTCAATATATTTACTTGCAGATAAAAACTATAATAACCCTTCAAAAAATATAGCTGTGAATTTTGATGGTACAATTAAGCCATTTTATGATGCACAAAAAGAAGATTTTATAATAAATACTACTAGTGTATCTGATGAAACGGATTATGATAAATACTCATTTAATGCAGGATCAACATATAATAGTATAGATACATTTTATGATAAATATTATTACAATGATACTAAATATAATTTTCTTGGTGCTGATATAAATTTAGATATTCCTACCATACTCGCTATAGCTTTTGTTATGATTATGTTATTTTTAATATCAACAACGATCTATATAAAAGCATTTCAAAGAAATGATGATTCTCTAGGTCCGGTGAAAATGTTTGGCCCTGTCTGTTTTGTTATTTTAGTATTTATATTATATATATATTTATTTACAAATTTCAATAAAGATTATAATAAAAACTATATATATGGCGTTTACAATTCTATTTATAATAATTATTTATTAAGATTAAATAATATAGTAGTTCCATATATACATTTACATGAGTCACAAGACTCTAGTAAAGAAAATACTGATTACCTTGAAAATTATATAATTACTAATGTTTTTGCATCAATTATAACAAATAATTTACCAATTTATAACGAAAGTCATACCGCACCCGCAGAAAGCGCGGCAGATATAGCTAGTGAAAGAAATCAAAGTTCCACAATAGATAATTTAATAGGTTATACCAAATATAGTATTTCCGATGAAAATGATATAAATATTGATGATTTATATAATTTAGATGACTTTACAACATATTATGATGAATTATTTGGTACAGATCAAATTAATTTAAATGAAATATTTAAAACAGGAAACCAAGATATTGCTAAATTAAAATTAGAGAAAAAATTAGAATTTTTAACAAAAACAACATTAGCTGATATTGCTCATGCGAAAGCAGAACTAAGTTCTAGTGATAATAGTAATGCAGATAAAATAACTATTATAGAAAACTATATTAAATACAATAAAGTATATAATAAAGCTGCGACAACCACCGATATATTAGATTTAAATATGAAATATTTAGTAACTATTATAAAATATTTTAAAAAAAATATGATCGTATCAGGTTCTGATAAATATAGCTTAAAAAATTGTAGCGTTTTACATAATAATATTTATTTAAAAGACCAAAAAGAAATTCATAAATTTATTATTAAATCAACTAACATAATAAATCATAATAAAGCAGATTTAAAAACATATAATTATAAATCAACAGAAGATGAAAAACTCAAAAAAATAGTAGAAAACTTTTTAATTAACCTTGAATATATGAAATATAATTTTAATGAATATTTATATATACTTAATACTGCAACTACAAGTGATGAGACTATATATAAAGCATTGACAAATACTGAAAATGCTAGAAAACAATTCAGACAGGTGTTATTAAATCTCTTTACACGTCGTATAGTAAGTGGTTTTAGTCTATATCAAAATACAGAATATAAAGAATTAGAACAAAATATAACTGATACTTATAAATATTTAAAAGAAGATAATTATGATGAATCTCATGTTTTTAAAGATGATATTGTGATTGGCGTAAAATATACAACATTAAAATATTTGCATGGTGATATTTTAAGTATTAAAAACCAATCGGGTAATGAAATAGCCAATAGTCAATTATCAGAAATAATTAAAGCCAATTATAAAAACATTTATAATGACAACGCGAAATTAGATATAGTTTCAACAAAATATGATGAATGGGGTGAAGCCAATAAATATGATTGTAATTTTAATGATAATAATAAGATAGATAATGCTAAAATAAATAAAATAGCAAATGATGCAAAAGATACTATTAACAACAAATTAATTTATATATATGTGGGTAATATTATTTTATTAGCATCAGTATTTGCAACTGGGTTGCTATTTGAAAATTGAAAAAATATATAAGAAATTAATCATATTATAATATAGAAGATACATTAATCTTCCACAAGCTCTCATAGCTCAGTCGGTAGAGCGCAAGGCTTTTAACCTTGTGGTCGTGGGTTCGAGCCCCACTGAGAGTGTTAATTATTTTTATTAAAAATAATATTTATTATTTTGTAGAATGAAATATATATTTATTGATATTCGAAAAAGCGATGAAGTTTATAATAAACGTTTCGCACCATCTGGTGATTATAAATTTTATAATATACCAATGGATATGATTAAATTTAATCAATATACCATACGTAAACATCTTGAATATGCCAACGAGATTTATATAGTATGTAGATCAGCTACACGTTCACAATATATAAAAGACAAGTATTTTGCTACAGATGCAAATATTAAAATAAAGGATACTTTACAATTCAATAATTTAGTTTATGGTAATAATATTATAAAAATAAATAATGATGTTATTCAGGTTAAAGTAGAAGGAATACCAGGGATTAATTTTTACAGCATAATGCGTATAGTTCAAACCTTATTAGGACTATTAATACTAATACTTGGTGGTTTAACATATATGGAAATGAATAAGTATAAGAATGTAAATATTATACCATTAATTATACTAATGATATTTGGATTAATGGCTCTAATAAATGGCATAACATCAACTTGTACTATATCTTTAATATTACAAGATTACTTAAATTAATTTTAAAAAAAGAGTACATAATTTTATTTTTCTAATGAATTTTATAAACTTTTAATATTCTTTGCTATTTTAAAAATTATGTACTCAAAATATAAAAATATATAATACACATATGTAACACTTATTTAACCGCTCATGACCATAGCGGTCATGATTCCTAGAAAACTACCGATTGCTGATAATTCCTGTATAATTTTGCGATTATTATAAATTAGTGCACCACCTATCTGCATACCATTAATGACGGGCTTGCTGATAGTATCAACATTAATATAGTCATTCAACTTATTGGCAACTTCGAATAGAGCACTATCTTCGCAATTTGTACCTCCAATGCTGTAATAAGCAGTGGCCTTGTTATTGTTGCAAACTTTGCATATCTCAGATCCTTCAATGTTGTTGAAAGTTCCAACGTCACATTCGACACACTTATTGTTTTTTTCGTAGTATCCTACAGGACATTTCTTGCATTCGCTGTCATAGTTGATAATTGATCCCATGGGACATATCATACACCCATCCTTGTTGTTGAGATAAGGCATATATTCCCTGAATTTTTTGTCACATTTGACACAGCTGTTACGATGTTTAGCAAAAGGATTCTTACCAACGACACTACCAATAGGGCAGAGTGAATGAATAATATCGTTTTCACTAGCTCTCTTGCATTGGCTACTACCTTCCTTCGAAATATAACCCTCGGGACAATGAAGACATGTCCCATTATTTGCGGCGCGGTAGTAGTTTTCAGGACATTTATTACATACAACATTGTGAATATCAAACTTGGAATTCTCATAATTAAATGAGGATCCGGGTTCGCAATTAGTCATAGTAACAAATTCAGTCAATTTGTCGAAATCGTCAGCAATCTCATTGTGTTTTTTAACAGCATTATCGCGTTCTTTCTGAATGTTGTGGCGACACATGCAAGAACTACCCCTGCTCATGCGGAGAGCACGAGCATTGGCGGTGGCGGCGAAGATAAGAGCAACGAGTACTATCTTGATCATAGTTATAAAAAAAAGTTAATCTAACATAAATCAATTTTTGTATTTTATAGAACAAATTAATTCTAGCGCATGCGGTCTTTGACAGCAACAAGATCCAAATCTTTAAGGCGGTAATACTCTTTTTTTTTATTAGGCATATTTCGTTCAATTATATATGGTAGTTTTCCCTGTGTCAATTCTTGTAAAGCTATTTGACGCAATTCCATATTCGAAGATATGTTTTTTATATCATTTATATACGATTTGCCTCCAGATGATAGTTGTTGGGTTCGCATACCAATAATTTTATCAAATTCATAAATAGTCATAATAGGCTTTGAAATTTTATCCTTCGATAAAGATTCATTAATTTTCGAAATATCTTCAATATGGTTTACTTTATTTGCAATAGACATTTAATATATCGTAATATCTAATATATTAATATCATTTTTTATTTTATATAAAAATAATTTTATAATATTAAATATGAAACATAATAAAATATCATATGGTATAACGCATTTAATTGATGGTACCAAAGTTCCAAAAAACAATATAATAATTAAATTTTTAGGAGAGTTGGAAGAATTAAGTGCAGAACTAGGATATTTAAATGTAATTATATATAAAAAAATTATTAAAAATAATTTAGATAATATAATTACAAAATATTTTGATATTTTATTGCAGTTTCAAAAGGATATTTATATACTGGAAAAGGTAATATTATTAGATAATATTAAGTATAATTTTAATATTGATATTATAGAAAAATATATTAAAGAAATAAGTGAATTGATTCCCAAACAATACAATTTCGTATTATCTGGCGGCAATAGTATAATAACATCATTATTTAAAGCAAGAGCTAAATGTAGAAATGCAGAAAGAAGACTTGTTTCTATGGTTTACTATTATTATAATAGTATTGAGTTGAATAATACCAATATCGATAACATACAAATATCTATGAATTACATTAATATATTATCCGACTATTTTTATATTCTCGCTAGATATATATATCATATTTTTAAAATAGACGAAATAACTATTTAAAATATACATGACTATGGTATATAATTTTTCCATTAATATTTTTATAAATTTTCATAGCAATATATAAAATTATAAACAATTGTATGAAACTGAAAATTATTATACTATAGCTATTTAATAATATTCCCCATATAACCCATAAAAGATATATTATAGCTAATAATATAAATGACGAAAAATCCAAATCTTCGGTTTTATTTGTAATGAAAATCTTATAAGCTTGTGGGATAAATGCCATAGTTGATAAAATACCAGCTAAAGTAGCAATAATTTCAGCATAAAAATTATTTTCCATTTAATATATACTAACATTTATTTACTACGTTTTCTGTTAAAAGGACATCCTAAAGGAATAGTGCAATTATATGGTATGGCCAATTTAACATTAATTAATTCACCACATATATCACATTTTTTTTTATTTACTAATGGTTTTTTAGGTAGTTTCAAGTCCAAATATGCATCATCCATTGAAACTTTATATTTAACTATTTTGTAATTTTTATCAATTATCCCCATGGTTATAATATAACTATGAGTAAATACCATATTACTGATAATTAGTAGTACTTTAATATAATAATTCATTATTAATAATAAAAATAATAACCTAAATCAATTTTTAATTTTGCTTCCATGTTTCACCACACGTTTCACAAACGTATAAATATTTCATATTTTTAGAATCATATTTAATATAAATAACCTGATTTTTATCTGGTGGAGCACTACATTCTGTATTTGGACAAGCAATATGAGGATCTATAATTCTTCTTAATGTAGGATCAAACCGCAAATATTTATTTACATGTTGATTATATAACAAATCATCTTCACTATAAATAGTTTGTGAAATTTTAATTGCAGTATTCGAAGATTCTATTTTTTCGAAGGCACAATGTTTACAATATTTAACTAATTGCTTATCTTCATTAGTTTTTACATATAACATATTATCACATACTTCGCAAAACTCCATTTTATAATAGTTATAAGAAAATTATAAATTTTATATAATCATTTTTTATAAAAAATGATATTAATAAGGTTTTAATAAAATTAATGTTTAATTGTGAGAACATTTTCGATGACATATTTAGTTATAAAATTTGTTGCAATAATAAAACCGAAACAAGATCAATAATTATTCCAGCAAAGAAAAACAATGTTTATAATACTAATTATAAGATTGCTGATAAAAATCATTACACCAATAATGAAGCCAAAAAAGAAATTGAGAGTTTAATGAATTTGCAATAATTAATCATTTTCATCGTCATCATCATCTTGTCTGTAACCAATACCGCGCCACCCTTTATTGTCATATGGTCGTGCAAGTATTTTTTCGAAGTATGCTTTGAGTTGATTTCTATCCGGGCATTTTTTACCTTTAGTAACATTGGATACTGACCAAATTCTAAAGTCATTATATAATTTTGCAATAGTAACGCGAGGCTCTTTAATTTTAGAGTCAATAATAATTTTTTCACTGATGAATTGTCCAATAATATCATTATTTTGTTTGTAACTTTCTGTAGCTATTCTAACTTCACTTGGCTCTGTTATTGACGACGGATTAATATTCTTGTGTCTTTCTATCAACATACTAATAAACACTTCCTTCCATCTATCAAATTTATCTGTTAGTTCTAAATCCATATGAAATTCTTTTTTTTCCGGATTCGGATTTTCACAAAAACGACTTGAGAAATTACAAACCTTAATACGACGCCAAGTACCACCATCATCACTTGGAACTTCAGGCAACTCATTGCAAGTTAATATCATTTTAAATTGTGGTTTAAATTCATAAGGTTCTTTAAATAAGGTTCTTACAAGTATTCTATCTTGACCTGATAATTCTTTCATAAGACCTATATTTAACCTCTCATTTTCACTAGGTTCTTGCATAACCGCAAATCGTCTACCCTTAGTTCTTTCTAATTCGCTTTGTGCTGCATTACTTGCTGCACGTTTTTGTGTCAAAAGTGCAATAGGCAATATACAATAATATTCGCCAATGGCTTTTTGAATAAGATCTAACAAACGCGATTTGCCATTGCTACCTTGTCCTGTAAATATATAGAATCTTTCTTGAGCAATACTACCATCAATAATACATGCTAGAACATCCATCACATATGTTCTTAAGTTTTTGTTTGTGAAAATTTTAGAGAAGAAATCATTTATCTCGGCAATTTCTGGAGCTTCTGGGTTATAACTAACATAATTTTGTTTTGTAGATAAATATATATAGTCATCTGGCATACCATCTCTGAACATATGCATTTTAAGATCATAAACACCATTATCAAATCCAATTAAATGAGATCTACTATCCAAAAGTTCTTCAAATTTTTCGTCAATAAATAGCGTTCTACATTCTTTCATAATTGAATCTTTGAAACTTGAATTCTTAAGTTGTGTTGCTATTTTAAGACATTTCTTACTTTTTTCTTCATTAATAGCTTTTTGAATAGGATCATCACAATATTCATTATAGTGATTACTTCGTTCCATAAATTTGCGACATATATCTGTGCTCAGTATTTTGCGCAATTCTAGACCTTCGCGACCTTTAACCCATTTATGTTTTTGTTTATCATATTTATACCAGAGATCTTTTGATATTGCTTTAAATTCGTCCTTGAAAATTGCATGAACAACACAAGCAATATCGAAATGTGCACCATCACTTCCTAGTGCATCATCAATATATCTAATAATAGCAGTATTGACAACATGTGAATATTTAACAGCATTATCTTGTTTAGCCCACCATCTCAGAGTTCCTAAACCCATATTATCTTTGCGCATTTTGTCCCATAATAGTTGACATTCTCCTTCAATATACGCACTGCTAATCTTAGAAAATTCCACCCATGTTTCTAACAATCTATAATCTATATTTCTAAGAACCCAACCTAAATTTATCCAATCTGTATAATTATCGGCTCTGTTTGGTGCTAAACATTCGTTAACAAGTCTTTTAACAAATACTAACTCATCGTCCGAAACTCTGCAATAGTTGATATTCAAAGATTTACCAAAGATATTATTCTGAACCTTATTTTTTAGTTTTTGATCAATAGCTGGTAATATATGCTTACTATATTGATTTATTTCATCTCTAAATTCATCTTTAATAACATCAATATAATTAGTAATTTTTTTTCTCATAGAAAACAACTTAATATATTCTAACTCATCATTAGCATTTAGTGTATATTTACTATCAATAGTTTTATTATCAACGTATTTATAAACAGATGAAACTCTGTAAGTTTCACAATCTGGTTTACGACTACCATACATTTGCCAACAATTAGAATCAATAATAGCTTTATCGACTATCGATTCATAGTCATTGCATATCGGCAAATCCTTGAATATTTCACTAGAGATATCCAATATTTTTCTTCTAATAAAATGTTGCACATTATTACTAACTATTATATTTGGAAATACTATATGTATACCATCTTTTAATTTATTTCTAAATTCGACAGGATTGGGCTTTTCCATAACATATGCGATAGCATCTTTTTCTTTTACATCTAAAAAACTACCTATAATTTTAAAATAAGCATCAACTATTTTAAAGATATTATTAGAAGTATATACTCTATCATATATCTTCTTATCATTTAATGAAGAATTTGAATTATGGGAACTATAAATACCAGATTTATCGTCTGGTATAGTAAAACGGAAATCTATATCTACTCGCAAAGGACTCGGTTCGATAGGTTTTTCTGTAAAATATAATAATATACCACTTGTTAGTGCAAGGCTATATATTTTTATAAATTCGTCATAGGATTCTTCGGGAATATAAAGACTTACTTTGGGTGATCCTATGCTCGTATTGGTGTAAGGTTTGCCTTTATCAACCTTATGTTTATTAATGAAACTACGCAAATCTTCATTTATACCCATATTTTAAAATTTAAATTGCTTTATATATATATCAATTTTTATTTTTATACATATTTAATTACAGATATATATAATATTATATTGATATATGGTAGGAATAATTATATTTTTATATATAAATGGTAAGAAACGTCGAAAAATATAGTAGCCCCAAATATACCAAAACACCATTATTATTCAATAAAAAGAATTTAATTGACTTGATTGATGCGTGGAATAGTAATCGCACCGATACTATTAATTATAGTAAACGCGATAGTGCAAATAAATTATCTAGTTTACTAAATGAAAAAATTAAAACATATTGTGACGATGAGCAATATTGGTGTTGGCCAGGTGTAATCGGAAGATTAACTAAAGATCCACGTATGCGTAAAAATATAAAATTAATTGAAAAAACGCAATTAAGACCAGAAATGCCATCAGATTGGTATAAAAACCCAATAGAATGGTTATCTAATTACGACATCGAAGATGTAATGATACAATACAATAATGATAAAAAGTTTAAATATGCTTTTTTAGGAGTTTTTCCAATTGATTTTTCCGAGGAAGACAAATTCGGAAGATGTTTATATAGTCATATATGTAATATTGATTTAAATAAGTATATAAATAAAGGAATAAACTATTTAGGATTAATAACTAATTTAGATAAACATGATGAAAATGGTTCACATTGGACTTCTACTTTTATTATTATCGATCCTACTAATAAATCCTATGGAGCACATTACTACGATAGTAATGCAAATACAACACCAAAATATGTAAAAAAATTTATGCTGAATATAAAAAAACAATTGAAAACTAAATATCCTAAAGCAAATTTTAGAATCACAAATAATGATAAAAGACATCAATTAAAAAATACAGAATGTGGTATGTTTTCTATGGCATACCAAATAAGATGGATAAATGCATTGTTAAAATATAAAACTATGAAATTAACATCTCCATATGAAGATATAAATTTTAAGAGATTTATAGTAAGTGACAAAAATTTAAATGATAATAAAATGGAAGAAAGTAGAAAATATTTATTTAGACCTAATTTAAATATGTATCTCAAATATAAAAATATTAAATTATAAATGTGTTATTTTTCTAAGGTATTTTCTGTATATATTTATTAAAATGAGTGTCGTAATTAATGATTACAAGTCCGAAGGTAATATTAATATGATAATAAATGCTAGTCAAAAATTAATTAACGATAAATATAAAGAGTTGAATATATCCAATGGTGAAATAGTTGATATAGTAAATAAAATTATTTATAGTATATGTTCTGACGCGGTTTTAATTAAAAGCGTCGTAAAATTAATGGAATTAAATAAAATTACATTATCAAAAGTTAGGGATCATTGTGATAATTATAATAAAGTTATTGAAAATGATATTACAGAACAAAACGACCTTACATATAATTCGGACGTTTTAATTAAAAAAGTTTTAGAATTGGAAAGTAAGCGAAATTCGTTGAGTTCATTAACAACTGCAAATATTCAACCGAAAATAAATAAAACTGAAAATGCCCAACAAGATAATAATATACACGCCAATATTGATATTAATTTAAAAATAATAGAAAAATTAGATAGTATTATTAAAGATAAAAATATTAAAACTAAAAATTTCATTATTAATAGCTATAATAGAGATTGGATCAATAACATACAAAGAAATATATTACGCTTTAGCATCAATATCGATTTAACAAAATATTATATTAAACCTACGAAAATATTATTATCTAAGGATATCAAAAATATTTCACCATATATAACCCTTATGATTACTGATAATAATATTACAAATAAATTTACATTTGCACCGAAAATTACAAACGATAATTGGGATATTTGGGAAATGATCAATGACGATAATGATAATATAGTTTCACTATCGGCTAAAAATTGGAATATAAGTTTATTGGATTTCTTAAATAAAGATTTAAATGTAGGCAAAGATGCAATAAAAATAATCGAAGTTAATGAACTTGGTGACAATTTATATAATATAGAAATCGATAATAGTAATATAATATTTTATAACGATTTCAAATTAAAACTACTAAATATCGATGATATAATATTAATTAAAACAAGTAATGATGATAATATTAATGCTAGAATTATTAATATTGAAAAAAATATAATAACTATATTTGCAGAAAACATAAAAAAAATAGATTTTGTAAATGCTAAATTATTAAATTATAAAGCACAATATAGTATTATTATGACATATTATTTAAAATTATAATATTAAAACTAATATGCTAGTAAATATTAAAACTATCATTGAAACTATATCCATTCTATATTTTAGTTTTAACTTTTCGCTTTCAGATAAATTATCATCGTAATCATTCGTTACATTATCTGCGACATCTACTAATGTTGCATATATTTGTGTATAATCTAATAAGGAATTTATATTATCGACAAAATCGTCTGTTCTTACTATTATAAAAACTAAAATAATAAATATGATAAATAAAACTATTTGAAGTAAGATATTTGAAGAATTTACATGAAAATTTAAGTAATTAAATATAATTCGAAATTTATATGAATCGTAATTTACTACACCTATAAATGATGCTAATATGGCTAAATATATAGTACCATAAATTATTATTGAATAATGTAAAGTTTTAACTATATTATAATCAATTAAAAATTCTATAGTGACTACACTAATAGTTCTTATTAAAAACATAAGAAAAATGTATATAGATTTATCGCGAAAATTAATTGCTAATACCTTTTCAGGATTTAAATTATATATATCTACTTTGTCGTGCAAATTTTCTCCTTCTGTTAATGAAATAAAATTGTTTAAATATTTTTTATCTGCTAATGTTTCTCTTTTTAAAATACCGCTATTATAATCGCTCCATATTGTTTCATAGACATTTGTTCCAATATTGTTTAAGGTTTCGCCCAATACATTTTTTTTAGATTCTTCTAAATAACCTAAATTTTCATGCATTTGTTTCATTAAATTTGTGAGATTTTGATTATCACTGAGAGCTATAAAATTTTTAAATGTACTATGTATTTTTTCAAAATTTCTATCAAAATCATAATCTCCTCCATAATATTTATATCCCCCCCTATATACAAGATCGCGATCATTTCTATCTCTGACTCTCTCTCTCTCTCGAAGACGGAGATATCTTTCTGAATTAGTTTTTTGATCTTCTTTGCGTGTTTCTAATTCTTTTTTTTTCTTTTTTAATAATTCTTCCAATGAAGCTTTTTCATTAACTATAGCTTTTATAATTGAATTTTGTTTATGTTTATTATCAGAGTCGCTATCGAATAATCCAATATTATAATACTTTAATATATAATTAACATATTCTTCATATTCAGTTGCTTGAGGTATTTTAGATAATTTAGTAATATTTCTATATAGTTTAATAAATAATTTTGGCAATTCTGCTAATATATCTGTTAATAATTTAATTCTTGCTTCAATATCTGTAATTTTGTCATTGAGTTCTATATCTTCATACAATCCTTCTTTATCTTCTCCCTTTCTTGCTTGAATTTGTTTAATGTGAAATTTTATTTTTTTTTCATTAACTTTATATATAGTTTTGGCTTTTTCTAAATTAGCCAACTCATCTAGTAAAATTTGAAAAATTTTTCTAGACTTTGCTTTAGCATATGCTTTATCTTCAATACTTAGTTTTTTATCTTCTGTACTTTGTTTTGTTTCTTTATTATTTGCTTTTATTTTTTTTATCCTATCATCTACCTTTTCAAGGAATGCATCCATATTTACTTTGTATTTTGGATTATAATTATCCTTACCTTTCATTTCTTCATCTGTCTTACCTTCAAAAATATCTATATTAAATTCAATTTTATCTTCTTTATCTAAACCTGCATTTTCTATTGTGCCCTTATCAGCCTCTCCGTATTTAGATGTTCTTAATTTATTAATAATTATGATATCTTCAGCGCCATTTACTCTTGCATCATGGTTTAGTATATTAACATCACTAGCACCAATTTTTTTTTCTAATATATTTTTTAAATAATCATGATGTGTTAAACTTATAGGTTGTGATTTGGAATTTGTATTATCAAATATTTTAAATCCTGATAGTTTAATATTAATAGTATTAGTATCTAATTTATTATTTTTTCCACGATCTACTCCTATCGACAATTGTTTCTGTAAAGCATTATTTAATGTATTTCTTAATTCTTCAATAGAAGTTTTCTCTTTATCAGAGTAAGTTTTTTGTACTTGATCAAAACCTGTAATATTAACAGATTGGATTTTATTATAAGCTTCATATATAAATTTATTTATAATTCCACATTGTGTTTCTAGATTAGTATTATTCGACTCATCACTTTTATTTGAAAAATTTTCATCTTTAAATATTTCTCCTAATAAATCATCTTCTTCACCATCTTTTTGCACTAAATTATAATATTTCGTTACTATATTAATATAAACTTCTTTTAGTTTTTTGTAAGTATCAATTATATTTTCTTCTTTAATTATTTGTTCTTCATCAGATACTTTTGTTAATAGTTTATTTGATGGTCTAGATGGTTGTACTGCAGGTTTTGTCGCAGGTGCAGTGGGTTTGGATGGTTTCGCTGCAGGTGCAGTGGGTTTGGATGGTTTCGCCGCAGGTGCAGTGGGTTTGGATGGTTTCGCCGCAGGTTTTGCTGCATCGGCGCCACCTTTAAATTTTTTTATTCTATTAAAATATTTCAATAAAGCCATATGATCTTTTGAAACTAATTTATCATACGATTTTTTTGATACCTCTTTTTCATCTTTTATATCAGCTGATAATAATTTTAAATCTTTATCCAATTCTATATCTAACTCTTTATCTATCTCCTTCTTTTTTTTTTCATCAATATCTAATGATTCTGTTAATGTGCTTGGATTATCCATATATTCATTAATTAGTTTTCTGTATCCATCGTTTTGAATTTTATTGTTATCAAAAATATGTATTAGTTTAGCTTCATCATTTTTTATAAGCTGATCATATATATATTTTTCAGGTTTATTATCTAAAATTATATTTATTTTATAATCACTAGTTAAATCTTTTAACATATATATATTAAATAAGTTTATTGTATCGCTATATTTTGTAAGTAATTTATCATCATTACTTTCCTTATATTTATTATAAATTTCGCTAATTTTATTTTTTAAATTCTCTTTCATATTAATTTCACGTTCGTAGTATATTTTTGCATCAATTTCAATATAATGATTATCATAAAGATTATTAATATTATATTTTCTTAAGTCTTTTTGTGTAATTTCATAAGAAGGTTCTCCACTTTTAAATCTCTCTTTAAATCCTTCGCTATTAATTTTTTTTTTATCATTACCTGGTCGAGAATTTATCTTTTTCCATTTTGAAAATGGTTCAATAGTTATTATTTCATTACTATTTTCTTTAATTAAAATATAACATTCTATATCTTTACTATAGAATATGTGATAGCTTATTTTTCCTATTGCTTGTGACGGCACGGATTGTGCTTCGGGATCCAACGAGCTTTGAGAAGTGACGTCAAATTGTTTATTCCAATGATATTTTTTAACGTATATATGCCCTCTTGCAAGGCGTAACCATAGAACACCAATTTCAAAGTCTGTTAATTTAATTTCTAATTCTGATAATTTAGTGGTAATATCATCTAAATTAATAGAATCATCGTTGTCTTCATCAAAAATGCTATACCACTTATTATCATCAGTTTCTAGTTCTCTCAACTTTTTACTTATTTTACTCAAAGCGTTATTATATTTATTATTCATTTCATCTGCATCTTTCATAGCATTTTTCCATTTATCTATCTTGATTGTTTCTTTATCTACACTCAATATATAAAATAGGTAATCAATATTTTGTGGTAATTTTGTATACCCCCTTATACTAATATGTAGATTACTTAACAACATAGTATCACCTTCTTTACTATAAAAATAGTAACCAAGATCATCATCAGGTGAGCCATATGTATCTTTAGTAGCTTTAGCTATAGTCATTATTAAGTCATAAAATGAATATTGTATTTGATTAATTTTTTTTATCAAAACCTTTTTTTCGATTTCATCTCGGTTATCAGTATTTAATATATCAAATAGATCTTTAATGTAACGGGTATCTAAAGCTAAATCTTTAATCTTACCTTTAATAAATTTTTGTAATTCATTTAAAGAAACTTTTTCATTTAACTCCTCGACAAATTTTTCAGCAGTTAGAGGAGTAGTACTAAAATGAGAGTAAATATGATTAACTATTTTAGCGAGCGCATAGTTTGCACCATGTGCAAGATCTATTTTATCATAATATATAAACATGTAACTTTGCGTAAATGGTGTGTCATCACCAGATTTTTTTTGCTCTATAAAAAAACATTTTTTAAATTCTGCACCGCTATCATTTTTTACAATAGTTGGTATATTTGGATAATAATAAAA